ATGGCAACGATTACTAAACGGGGTGAAAAATGGCGAGTTCATATCCGAAAGAAAGGGATTGTGAAAACAGCAACGTTTTCTACTAAAACTGAAGCAAGTCGTTGGGCTCAATCTATTGAATCGCAGATTGATGCAGGGGAATATAGCCCTGTTCCTCAAATGACCTTTGCAGAGCTGATAAATAAATATGTAGAAGAAGTAACAATACATAAAGGTGGAGCAAGGCCTGAAGCATTGCGATTAAATCGGATTGCTAAGACGCCATTAGGTTCAGTTTATCTTGCTGAATTAAGTAAGCAAGATTTTGAGAAATGGCAAGAACAACGTCTATCAGAAGTTTCTGTTTTGAGTGTATTGAGAGAACGAGTGAGCTTGTCTGCTGTTATTTCTCAAGCTATTAAATGGGAGTTTTTGAAGAATAACCCGTTATCTCTTGTTGATAAACCGAAAGAGCCACCAGCACGAACTCGCCGTTATTCTCAAGATGAAATTGACCGTTTGATCTTCGTTTCAGGATTTGATTTTGAGATTGAGCCAGTAACGTTAATTAGTCGAGTAGGTGCTTCCGTTCTGTTTGCTATTGAAACAGCAATGCGTGCTGGGGAAATTTGTAATATGAGATGGGAAGATGTGAATTTTACAAGTGCAACTGTTTTATTGCCAAAAACCAAAAATGGATTTGCAAGAACCGTTCCTTTATCTTCCTTTGCATTAAAAATTTTGAAACATCTTGAAAAAGTGAAAGTAGATGATGGTAGTGTTTTTCAAATGAAGTCGGCATCTCATGATGCGGTTTTTCGTAAGATGAAAGCATTGGCAGGTCTTGATGAAGCAGATTTACATTTTCATGATACTCGCCGAGAAGCATTATCTCGCCTTGCAAAAAAAGTAGATGTGATGACTTTGGCAAAAATTAGTGGGCATAGGGATATTAAAATTCTACTTAATACTTATTATGCCCCAGATATGCAAGAAGTGGCGAGTTTACTTGGTTAAGCACGATTTTTCTTCTTTTTGTATTTCGTAAAGAAGGTGATTACTTCTTCTCTTACGAATAATCGTTTTGCTTTTCCCCCATCTTTCCCTTGAATATCAACGGGTGCAGGAAATCTAGGGTCGGAAACAATATTTGTGTAAGTATGATTATAAGATAATCCGCAATAGTCAGCGACATCGTGAATATCCCATAATCCTTTTTCTACTTTAGGATTTTCTAACATTGATTGCACTTCACAGATTTTGTGGAAGAGCAGTTCGGGTGTAATAGAAAGTTGAGTTTTTTCCATAATTTCTCTCCAAAAAATAAACCCTAGCGTGGGCTAGGGTATAGTCAAATAAAAAACCGCCTGTAACTTTCGCTACAAGCGGTGGGTTTCATTGTCGGTTGAAGTCGTCGAAGTCATCTAATTCGTAAAAATAGCGGTATTACACCGCTATTCTTGTATCTATTTCATTGAAAGAGCTTTATGTTCTATTCATTACAATGCTTTCTACAACACTCTTATTTACACTCTAATAAATTAATAAGATCTTCTACAAGATAAACTATTTTGGTAGAAGGATTATCCGTAGAACCTCTTTGAGCTGATTCATTTGCTTTTTTGGCATTTGTTATTGCAAATGATGTAGAACCTTTTATCATATCAAAAATATTAACATTTTTCTCATAATGGGGAATATATTTTTTTAATTCACTAATAACACTATCAGCTGCAGACTTTCTATGTGTCGCAACATAAGGTCTTGTTGTATAAGAGAAATGTAATAAAATCCAATATTCAAAACAAGGAATAGATGTAATAGCAAAAAATGTGTTTTTAGGTGCTAGGCTTTCTAAGGTTTTGATTGCGGGCTTGTAATTGGCATGTTGATCTTTATCAAAAACACAATACACTCTATCAAAAGAGTTTCTTTCGTTTTTAGCTTCCCTGTATCGTATCTTAGCATGATTTACAATACTTATAGGGTCTGAACCTGACGAGTTACAAATTTCTATATTTGCAGTATGTAACTGATATTCTTCTCTCAATGCCTTGAAGTATAAAGGCTCTGTTTTGGAACCTTCACATACAATTAAAACTCGGTCATAAGGTTTTTTTGTTCCTATTTTTCGTTGCTTTTGTTTTAACGTCTGGGATTTTCTTTTTTTATGCAAATCATCACTTCCCATTATTTTACTCCCATAAATGTACTAATAAAGGGTAATGCGCCATATTTACCTGAAAGATAGCCTAATTCTAAATTCTCTTTCCCTTTTTTAGGGCTAAAATCTGATAATGGATATAATACTGATGAATGTTCTTTTGAGCGTTCACAAAACCAAATTTGATCTCTACGAAAAATATATTGAGTTAAAATAGACGTTTCATGCGTAGTAAAAATTAATTGAGCATTTTTAGGATTGCTTTCTTGATTATGAAATAGCTCAACTAGAAACTGAACAAGTTTAGGATGTAGATTCACATTCAATTCATCAATACACAACACATAACCATTTTCTAGAACATCTAAGATTGGACCTGCAAAACCAAAAAATTTTTGAGTACCATCTGATTCATCATGGAAATTTAATGGAACTAGATCTCCATTATTGTCAACATGAATAGTCTCTAACCTTAATTTTTTTTTACCTTTAAGGCTTTGGGTTAAAAAATCTTTTAATGGTTCTAGCATATCGGCGGGTAATTCAGAAACATTAAATTCAGTTTTTTCAACCTTGATGTCTGAAATATGAAAATCTGCAGTTTTTAGAAATTTTAGAATATCATTTTTCCTATTATCTTCACATAAATTTGCGGTAAACATAGGATCAAATCCACCCGAGCTAGCAAAGCGCAAGGTATCATTAAACCAATCAAAAATAGGCCTTAATTGTTCATTGTTTAATTGCACTGCAGTTGCTAAGAATAAAGCATTTTCTCTTGTTGATTGAGCCCACATTTGCTTTGAACCTAATAAGAATGAGCCAAATCTCCAATCGTATGATTTGTTTTGTTTATTCCAACTTCTCTCAAACCATTTTTGAGCGTGATTTTTAGGATATACAAATAGCCATTCATCATAAATTTGGGTTGTTGAAGCACTAAAACCATATTGATAACGTACGTTATCAACAATAAATGTAACTTCAAATTCTGTTGGTTGGTTGATTGTACAATTATTCAACTTAAACGGAACAACAGGAAGTTTATCTCCACGCTGATAATTTGCTGTGACCATAAGTTTCATCGTCAATAATGCCTTTAGAAAATTAGATTTTCCACTAGCATTAGCACCATAGATGGCTGCAGTTTTTAGTAAACTAAAGTTCGAGTTATCACTAATGCTAAAAGTATTACTAGGTAGCTCACTACTTTTACTTTTAATTAAACTAAAGGTTTGCAATTCATTAAATGAACGGAAATTTTTCGTACTAAAGTCAATAAGCATAGCAAGTCCTTTTTTAATGTTATTTTTGGAAATTATTTCCAAAAATAACATTAAAGATAGATTTCTTCAAGGGTATCAATCATTTTCTCTTTGGAAATAAGTAAAATAGCAATGTTTGTTTACTATTTTTGTATTCATTGCTAATATACTTCTCTACGACTAACTTCCGTCCCTGTAATCTGGACATGCTGACGGAACTCATTTAATTTGCGCACCTAGTCAAGTACTTCTCTATTAGCTATAATTTTAACTTTTTACGGCTTCTAGTTACACAAAGTTTACCTGCTAATGCCTTTCCTAAATTAAATGGTTTCATCTTTTCTCTCCGTAACATTCAATCGTCCGCCTAATGTTGCATAGCCTGCAATATCTCGCCAATGATCGGGTTCAAAGGCATTACCTTCTAAAATACGAGTGATTTTCCCCATTATCATTGTTAATGCGTAGCGGTGTGAGACGTTTAAATTTTCTTCGTGGTTTTTGACTATTTCCATTAAGGAATCAAAAATAATAGCGCCTTGATAAAAATCACCGTGTGTTTTTTCTCGTTCTGATAAGGTTTCGTTAATGTTCATTTTCACTTTCCTTTCTGATTTGTGATCAATTCAACAGCAATTTCACTGGCTTTAATTTGGTTATTGGCAATTTCAAGGTCTTTTTCTAATCGCTGAATGAGCTTGGTTTTATGATTGCTTTCATCAATCAGTTGAGCGATGTGTTCATTGGCATTCACAATGTCTTGACCTTGTGCATTGCAAAGCGAGATGTAGTATTTTAGTTGCCGCCGTAGGGTAAAGGGGTTATAGGGGAGTTTCATATAGTCTCCTTAATACCGTGAAATTCAATAGTAAGTTTGTCGATCAAATCGGCTAATTCGTGAGTCATTAAGAAAAAGTCCGCATCAAATCGTTGTGCTATATCTTCTTTGAGAATATCGTCATTTTTCTCAAGAATATCATCAGCGAATTTAATACGAGAGAGTGAGCCATCTTCCTTAAGAACAAAAGATAAATGGTTTTCCCAGTCTAACGCTAATTTAGTGATATATTTTCCCGCTTCGAGATGGTTGGTAATTTCATCACTTTCTAAATCTTGTCGTTTACAGCGGATCACGCTTTCATCATTAAATGATTTCAGTTCTGCTTCTTCAAGTAATGTGAGCCATTGAGGCAGATCGTTGTGTGTGATCCATTCGGTTATTACTTCAAGCGGTAGTTTAATGAAAGAAAGTGGTACAACAGGCAGTGAGCCGAGCGTTTTCCGCAATAAAGCAAGCGTATCTTCGGCACGTTTAGATGAGCTGGTATCAATAAAAATTAGCTGGCGTTTAATGTCAATCCAGATTGCAGTAAATAGATGTTTGCTAAAAGCACGGGGAAGTAGGGTTGTTACTACATCGTTTTTAATTGCTTGCTTTTCTGTTTTGCGTAATTTCCGTTCTTCTTTCTTTTCAAGGGCTTCAATGCGAGTGTTCGTTTCTTTTTGGATAACCTCGGCGGGAATAATTTTTTCTTCTTTGTGTGCCACAAGTAAAAGCTGATTATTTGATTCAAAATGTAATTGATCACTGGTTATGAGTGGCGAATCCCAACCAAATTTACTCCAATCTAAGGGCTGGCAATCAGAGAATTTGGATTGTTGCAATGCGTTTTCAATATTTGAGAAATCAATTGCAGATGTTAAGCGGTAGATAATGATATTTTTGAACCAGAACATATTTAGTCTCCGATAATAAGGTAATAAAAAAGCCACTAGGTGGCTTTGTAGGCGTTTAATGTTTCGTTAATTCCGCAATCAGTTCATCATAGTAATCTTGAGCTGCCTGAACTCGCTCTTGAATACGTTGTATCATTTTGTCATCACGTTTAATCGTAATGGTGGTGATACGCTGTGATTGTGGGATTTGTTCAACGAGATCAATGTATCGTTCACTGTCTTCATAGGGCGAAAGTAAATCAAAAGGGGTGGGTAAGAGAACAAAGTCTATTTGAGCTTGCTCGCATTCCCATAGCCACATATAGCCTTGCATTTGAATATCGTAGCCCTGTTTTTTGGCTTTTTCTTCGGCTTCATCACGAAAGAACGGGTGTGATCCAATATCCCACGAGCATTTTGTATCAATAATCAGCTTGCGAGTTGGCACATAAATATCGCATTCGCCACTGATAAAGTCATTTTCTCGCCGTTCGGTATTCTTTTTGAGAGCGAGCCCTCGAGTTAATCCACTGAGTTTGATCGCTTGGTCTTCAAGTTGATTGCCTTTTTGGGTCTGTTTATTCCCTTCAAACGATTGATAGCCAAACAAATCTAACTTTATTTTGTCACGCACGGCAGATTTAGCTGTATTAGTGAGTTTGCCCGCTTCTTTATCGGCTTTTGATTTAGGTTCACCAATAAATTGAGACAGTGATGAACACCTTGCTTTGAGTTTGAATAGGTTATTCATTTGCTACTCCAAAGCCTGTACAGCAAAAACCATATTAAAATGCTTGTTTTGATCAATTAAGTCGCAAGATCTGCCTTTCTCTACAATGTCGAAACTGTTCCATTTATCTTTTGTAGCTGAGTATTCTAACGCTTGCCTAATCGCATTTTTATTTCTAAATACCGTTATACTTTGTAGGCTTTCGATATGATCGATCCAGTCTTGATCGTAATAGTCGGAATAGATGTAATATATTTTCATTATTTAACCTCTAATTTCTCCAATTCTTCGTATTGTTCTGGTGAGAACTCAAAACCACTATCACACAGGTCTTGTAATGTGGTTTCGCCATTGATGATGTTTTGTTTGCATTTCTGAAATACTTCATCGCTTACGATAGTTGAAAACTCTGCTTCAAAAATATCATTATCTTTTGAGTGCTGATTCTCAGTCATTTGTTTTTTATCGACTTCATTTTCTATTTCAACTGCTCTTGCTATTTGTTCTTGCATAGGCATTTTACTCAATACATATTTAGTTGCCTTACCCATATACATTTCCAAATTCCACAATGAGTAAGGAGAATAGCTCCCTTTTTTCTTGCTTGGGCTGACCCCCGCAATTTGCTGAATTTTTCCAATACTCACAAATTTATGAGAAATCTCACCGTCTTCTTTAGTAGAAACCAGTACGCCTTTAAGGTGTGATTCAACCCATTCTGGCAAATGATCTTGTTGAGCATCTAAATTTGGAATATGTTTGATTGTAGTATCAAACCCATCACTTGAGATTTCAAATTCATCACAATCATAGATTGGGGTAACATTCAATCGAATACCTGCACGTTTGGCTAATAATTGCCAGCCTTTATAGCCTATTTGGAATTCGGCATCTTTTTGATAACGAACGATATAAGCTAGTCCCATATTTTTATTGAGTGATAAATCCAATTCAGCTGCCTGCAATCCTGATTTCACAATACTGGCTGGTGAGCAGGTTGAAAGAGAACCGTCTAAAGCAATATTAATGAGAGTTGCAGAAAATTTTTCCATCTTTGCACTATCACCAAGCAACTGCATAATTCGTGTTTGGGTAGCCTTCCCATTGATCAGTGCTTTTATTGTTGATTGACGTGTTACAGCAGGTTTATTTTCCTCTTTATTTTGTTGTTGATTATTCATAACCATTCCTTTTACGAGTTTAAGCAGTTAATTCATTGCTTGTTAGTTAAATAACTGTGGAAATCTTGCTTTGGCTTCTTCTTTCAAGGCATTTTCAAAGGCTTCTGTGCCTGTTAATGCGTAGTAGAAATCACCAAAGCCGTTATTTTCTAATAGGCTTTCGAGTTCATCAGAGAGAGCAATTTCAGCTTCGTGTTGTTGATCTTGCTTATCGTAATGTGCTTCAATTTCTATCCGTCTTTGTTCATTGAGGCAGTCAGGCATTTTGTTGCTCCTTAACATAACGAGGTATGTTTACGTTCTTTTGGTTGTTGTGGTAATCCACTCGTTGATTGAGGTAGGTAATGCAGTTTAATTCGCTCATATAGCCTGTTTTTCCGCCGACTTTTTCAATTTCTTTGCCATCAAGGTAGATATATCCCCAGAACATTCCATTTTTGCCTTTGATTACTTTGGTTTTAGCTTGGGGCAGAGTTGCGTTGGTTTGTGGTTTCATTGTGCCACCTCACACTGTTTTTGGCGTTGTTCATATTCCACACTGCGGTAAATGTGCAAGAAAGGGTCTTTGCAGGGGTTGTAGGGTGGTTCGATATAGCTATCATCGAAGTAGCTTTCGGGTGTTGCGATGGGCTGTTCTTCGATGGGGCTAGATTTTGCTTGGGTGAGTGTTGTGCCAACTACTAGGCAGAAAGCAATGATAAATAAGGCGCTGAGAAGTATGTTTTTCATTTTGTGTTCCTTTTTTAGTCGATTTAGTGAATTTAGGGTGCAAAAATCCCCCGCTGGTGAACTGTTCGGAAAAACCGAACAATTCAAGCGGTCGGATTTGGGGAAATTTAGCGTCTAGTTAGTCTTGGACGTTGTGGATTTCCGCTATTGAAATTGCGGATTTTGGGTAGCACTCGGGAAAGGCTTGTGTCTTCCCACGGGGTTACGTTGAGTGTTTGGCTCAGGTTGAGCAATATTTTTCTTGCTCGCTCGATTGAGAACTTATATTCCGTTGCGTGGCTTTCTGCGGTAGGTGCAAAATGTGAGCCAATTGATCGAAGTGCGGGGGCAAGGTTGTCAATTAAATCACGCTCTTTTTCTGCGATAAACCAAAGCCAGAGTAGGGTAGAAATTTCGTCTTGAGTTAATTCAAACGTGAATTTCTTTTCTTCCACAAGCGGTAGGTTAGGTTGTGAATTTTGTACATTGCCGACTTCTTTATCGAGAATATCAAGTACCCAGCGTCTGAACTCTTTTGCGACTTTGGTGTGTGAGAGCATTCCGATAAGGTGGCAGCCACGCAATGAGAAGATACGGACTTTTTGCATTCCGCCTGCGGTTTGCATTTCGACAAGTTGTGTCATACAAGGGGTAAATTCATCTTGGTGGCGATCATAAAGGTTTTTAACAGACTTAAATGGATCTGAATAACCTAATGCTTTTCCAATTTCTGTAACAGTTAGCCAAATTTGATTTTGCTGATTAATAGCCGAAAGTGTTTTATTTTGAAATGTTAATGTAGTCATTTTGACTGCTCCTAGTACAAGTTTTAAAACTCATCACTAGCCACTGCAATAACTGGTGATGAACTGATCAAGGTTTGCAGTGCCGTTGTACTAGGTAAACGGTGGATCTTTCGATCCCCTTAATCAGTTCATCATTGACTACTTATGAAGGGGGGTATCAATTTGATGTACCCCTTTAAAAGGTTTGATTTACTGATTTTCGGCTATAAAAAAAGCCACCATTTAGGCGACTAATTATCTCTACCGCCTAGTACTAATTCAGGGCTGCAAATCCCGACTTTCTGTTGAAAGTGAGATTATCTTAATCCGAAGTAGGGGCGGTGTCAAATAAAAAAAGCCCCATTGAATGCAACAGGGCTTGAGTGTGATTATCGGTAACTTTTATTTCCACCTGAGGTAATGCAGTAACGCCCACCTCTTGGGCCGTAACAATATCCATATCCGCAAGGGCAGCCACTACTGTAATAGATTTTGCGCTTTTTAGCGGTTTTTATTGGCTGATTTACCGATGCAGACTTTTGGATTTTATTCGCTTTAGGTGTCGAAGAATGGCGATGATTTGATTTCGGATTAGCATTCTTGACCGTTGTAGTCGCTTTATTTTTCGGTAGTTGATAGCTAGATTCTAATAATTGGCTTTCTAGTACGCCTTTTTTACCTATATCATCGCTGACTTCTTGTAATTTATTTTCTGCGAATAACAGATCTATTTTAACTTCTTGCCAAATAAATTTTAAAGAGTTAGGCAATAAATTTACGGTTAAAACGCTAGGCTTTCTTCCTGCAAATCCCTCAATTCTATGTTTCCCTGCAGGTAGATTTACTAAAATATAGGTTTGAGGACCTGTTCTCGCTATTCTCTTTTCATCAATATAGATATCCATACCGACATCACCGCCGAGTATTTCATTTCTATATATATACAGGTTTGATGTGCCATCACTAGGCACATTAAACATTTTAGCTACATAATCTTGTTGGCGAGGGGCTTTAGTCCCACCTGCACAACCAACCAATACTAATGCCAATAATCCAATTAATAATTTTTTCATTGAAAACCGCCCCCCAGAAGATACAAAAAAAGCCACTTAATTGTGGCTTATGACTTTCTGTTGAAAGTGGGGATAGTCTAGAACAAAGAGCAGTGGGTTGTCAATTAGATTTATATAAGTGGTTCAGTGTTATTGACCATATAATCGTAAAGGCAAAGTAATCGTCTATAGTCAGTGCTATCTTTATTTTGATATGTACTAAGATATTCTTTACATTCATTTAAGGAAATATTTCCTTGGAAAATTTCAAAGAATATAGCCCCTTCTTTAGCAGAAGGTACTATTTCATCACTATTAATAATATCTTGTATAGAATAGTTGCTGCTAATATGTTTTTCTTTAATTCTGTTTATATGTGATTTTAGTTTTTTGATTTGAATTTCTTTGTATTCTTCAACTTTATCTAATGTATGGGATATTTTATTAAATCCAAAAATAGGAAAGAAATCTCTAGATCTTATTTTTTGGTGATTTAATAAATTTATTAATGGAACATTTTCTTCTTCAATAATAGTAAAGTAGTTTTTCATCATTTCTGACAAGTTCTGATATTTATATTCAACTGTTTTAGTTGAACCAATAGCGAGAATTTTTTCATCATTTCTTAATGAGTCAATGTCCTCAGTAATACTTACCTTAATATTACCACCGCCACTAACTATTTCAGCCATTACATTTTGGACTTTTCTTATATCCATAGCGGTTACGGGTAATACTAAATGTGAGATGGCTTGGTAAATTTGAGCATAGTTATCTGTTTTTATTTTATTAATTCTAATAAGCTCATAGCCTTCTAGGTCAATATCATGTTCACACACTTCACTAGATTGAGAGCCTGCCTCATATTCTACAAGTAGGAAGTTATCTTTTATTTTTTTAGCTTGTTCTGAGTTTGGTTGAACATAAGTAAAAATGGTTTTTAACAGGGATTTAATATTGTTATCACCAATACTATAACCAATAAAAATAATAGGGTTATGAATAAACAATGATAATAATTGAGCTCGAATTAGTTCGTGTCTTTTATCAAAATTAGTATAATCTTCTTTCGTAATTATCATGCTTTCTGGCGCGGAAACGCAGCCGTGGATCTTATAAAGAGAACCATAAGGATTGCTTAATAGAATATTATTTCCAATTAGAGGGTTAAATTCAAATATATCTTCAATTAATTTATCATAATTTGTTGTAATAATTGAGCCTATGTTTTTTCTAGCTTTTTTAAGTAGTGAAATTTCTTCATTTAAACTTTGTTCATTTTTTTTATTGAGATTATTTAATATTTCAGCGATAAATATTTTTAACCTAGATACTGTTTTATTTTGTTTAGCTAGTTCAAAAAATTTATCATTTACACTTTTAAAGTCAGGGTGGTCTCTGTTTTGCTGAAGAAAATCTGTAAATCTTTGTTCTAAGATAGAGGCTATTTGGTCAAAATTTTTATGGTTATGTTGTACTTTTAATTCCAGATACTTTTCATCGTTATTATCCATTTTTTCTGCAATATGTTGTAATAGTCCATCCCAACTAAATGAATTTTCTAGATAGCGTAAACTAAATCCTGTACCGATAAAAAGCACTGGGTGATTTTGATAATTTTTAATAAAGTCATCAATGTTCATTTTTCTTGTCTCGAGCATCATAAATTATCCTTAGTGTACCAGTTAGTTAAAGAGAGATCGATTACGATTTTTGATAAAAATCCCACATCTTAGGTGGGAGAGCGGAGTGTTTATACCATTCAGAACCGCACTCTCTTAGGTGAACAAAAACACTTAAAAACCTAAAGGGGGATAGAATGCGGTTTTGAATAGTGCCTATTTTTAAACGAGAATAGGCAAACTCGTCCTTGGGTTCACCACAAACACACAAAGGAACTTGTCGTCTATTTTGTGTTGATGTATATTATTTATACCACAAACACAAAATAAGGAATGATGATGAAAACGGCGAAACGAGAAACATCAAAAGAACGGGCTCACGTCCCACCTAAACCAACGCCTAAACCCAAATGAGGATATATGAATGGAAAATAGCAAACGAAGTGATTTAGTATTTAAACTATATTACAGCTATAATTTAGAACGTTTGTTTTACTGCCTTAACTCTCGTCTTAATAATCTCTTTACGATTATTCAATTATTACTTTCATCCGCTATTATTGGTGATTTAAGCCGATACTCTTCAGATTTTAATCTTAACATTGCTATTGGTATTATTTTAGCCGTATTAAGTGCGTTATCTTTTGTTTACCGTTTGGGTGAAAAAGCGGTCGCCTCACAAATTACAATGAACAGATATTCAGCGTTGATTCATCGTTATTCAATGATGAGTGATGATGAAATTTCTGAGGCGTTGTTAGAGATCAATTCGATTGATAACCCTATTACAGGCGTTCTTGTAGAGATTGCCTATAAGCGTTCGGCTATTCAGCTTGAATTACAAGATGATACCAAGCTCAACTGTTACCAGAAATTTATTGCTAAATTTTGTGGCGAAAAGTTCTAATCTACGACCATCTTGATGATCTTTAAATCAATTCCCGACAGCCACAGGTTCTTTTTTCTTTTGCTCGAACGGTGTGGGGCGTTTTCTTGCCTTTATTGAAATTGTAGTTTGCTACATCAATTAAAGGCTTGGTTTTTACGGGAACACTACAAGCCCGTTCAACTTTAGATAAGGTGGATTTAGGCTTTCGGTTTTTTGCAAAACGCCGAACTTTTCGACCTGCTGCACCGAGTTCTCTCACCTCAGTTTTTTCACAGTATTTTTGCCCTGCTTGGCGTTGAATAATCATTGTCATTTCAGACTCCCTTTTATGCCATTCAAAACTGCACTTGCTAAAACTCGTCTTTCGCTAGTGATTAAGATTGAAAACAATCTCGCTCAGTGTTGATGTGATGTTGTTTGAATGCAGTTTTGAATAGTGCCTATTAAGGCAATAGCGTGTTTACCTCAGCCACCCTCGTACACGTTTACGAACCATTAAGGCTTTAGGGTGTTATTCGTTTTGTTAAAGAACATTGCAGGGTTACTGCGTTTTGATGTGTGTATTAAACTACAAGTTGATAAACAAATCAACATAAAGTTTATATTAAAATTTATGTCTGTTTATTTATGTTGTTTAATTTGTTGATTTTCAAGGGAAATAAATTTTAGGAAAGGTGTTTGATTGGTTGTTTTTTGAGCTGGTGAAAATGGGGGAAGAGTAGAAGTAGTAAAAATCTATGAGAAATAGCCGCTTGTGGAAGGAAAAGTGTGAAAAATTAGGGGAATTTTCCCTTTTTCCCCTGGATGTTGTGATAGGCATGGTGGATTTTAGACAAAGAAAAACAGCCTGGGTGTTTTGATGATTACTCTGTTTTATTGAGATGGTTGAACAAGTCTTGTTCGTTATGAATAGAAACTCCAATTAAAGATTCTGAATCAATATGGCGAGCTAATCGTGTTTTCAACTTTTTAAGCTCTTTCTCTGACAAAAGATTTTCATTTTCTTGGATTTGTTTTTTTAAGCTTTTAATACTGTATTTGATATTTTTTCGCATTCTTAATATCGCAGGTGTTGTAAAGAATCGACCTACGACAAGTGATACCAACCAACTTAATATAGGCGTAAGTACTGGTGCAAAAAGAGTTGTAATTTCAGCAAATTCAGGGTAATTAGGTGTGATATAATAATGAATGATTAGAGATAGTATTGTTCCAATGCCTGCTGTGTAAGAGCTGTACTCCAACATTGAAAAAGGTTTAGCCACACTGCTATTTTCTGACATTAGCAACCTCGTCTTTTTTAATAGCATCAATTTGGTCAATAATAGATGATTTCATTGAAATTTTGATTTGTTTTGTGCTTTGTAGTTTGCCATTATGGTAATGTACAATTTCAATAATATGCACTGGGTGTCGCCATTCATTCACATAGAAAGCGATAATTTTGATAAGGCGTGAGAAAATGGGGGTACATAAAATGACCCCTAAAAAGAGCATAATACTGTTGATATGCTCAAGGAATAAGTTACTGAGATTCCCCATGTTCTGAGACAAGCCTTCTTTCTGATCGTGCAAGATGATGCTTCACTTTGAGAATAGTGTAGCTCTCTTTTGTCTGTTCGCCAAATTGATTTACGGTTTTTTGTATAGTTACTGTGAAGAGATCTCCTTTTTGAAAGCTGGCAATGTCATTGTTGATCTTAGTAATAAAAGCTTCATCCATAATTTCAACAGGTATGTATTTATTTTGATAATACATTTCCCAACCTTTGTTTCCTCTAAAGCTAATTGTTGTAAGGGAAATTGTCGTATCAAATGGTGGTTCAGGCTCTTGATTTGAACTCGTCTCCATTTTTCTTACTATTTCGATCTGCGGTGCTTTCAGTAAGGTAAGTGATTTGCGAGTTTCTTTTCCTTCTGGTTTTTCTCCATCACCTTCAAAAATACGGAATGTTGGGTTAGGTTTTTCAAGAACGGGGGAGAGAAGTTGTTGAACAGTCTCACGAATTTCTTTATTCCCAAGTAATTTGGCTACATTTTTATCTTTTGTGATTTCTTGCCCATCGACACGCAAGGTAATGTTATCAGATTTATCTTTAGTGTGTACGGCGATTACAGTTTTACCTTTGGTCTCTTCAATTGCGTTAAATAGTGAGTCTTTAATTTTGGTAGCACCATATCCTATACCGATGTAAGGGAGAACATCAATTACTTGACTAGCCATATTGTAGTAATCAATCCCAAAAACGACTTCGAGTGATCCTGCTTGCGCTGGGGTTTTTACGAAAACGCCGATACTTTTACGACGACCAGGGTTTAATAATCTATCGGATCTTTCAATTAGTTCTTGCATAGCTATGATTGCTTGCCCAAGTTCTTTGGCGTTGAGTTTATGTTCTTTCAGTTTAGGGTCGTTTGCATCATAAGAAATAGTAATATACTCCGTTCGAGTGATTTTACGTTCTCTCTTTTTACTCATTCTATCTTCCTTTTATAATTTGGTTATTTTCACCCAATAAAATTCAGCTTTTGGCTTTGGTGCTTAGCCACCACGCCAGACTTTTCTTCCGATAATTTGTAGATTTTCTAAATCTTCGTCATCAATGTTAATTGGTTCGTAATCCGTGTTAAAGCTGATTAATTGCAAGCCTTTCCCCGTTCGTATAACTTGCTTAATGTAGAAATTATTGTGGTAAATGAGGGCATATATTTCCCCATCTGCAATTTCAACATCAGTAATATCTACTATCACAGTATCCCAATCTTCTAAAACAGGGGTCATACTATGACCTCGAACATACATTGCCTTACAACTCTTCGGAGATAGACGTTTGGCTCTGAACCACGCTTCTCTAAATAATAGAGGTTCGTCTGATTTTCTTGGAATCCATTCAATCATTGGTTTACCTGTGCCTGCTGAGAGTTTTATGTCGTAGAGGTCAATTTCAATATGTGTATCGGAATAATCCATATCATCATCTATTGACTCTACATCATCTGTCATTTTCTCTGTATCAGCACCTAGAATCCAATTTACAGAGTAGCCAAGCTTCTGCCCAATCAATCTTGCTGATTTTGGGCTAATCTGTCCTCTTTTTATCCAATTAGTTACCGCTTGAGCTGATACGCCAGCTATTTCAGCTAATTCATTTTTTTGTAGATTTTTTTCCGAAAGAATTCTTTTAAGCCTTTCTGAAATAAGGTTTGAGATTACATCTGTCATAATTTTCCTTTTATATATCTATGTAATATAAACGTTCTGTTTATATTTTCAAATCAATCTTTAGTTTACTTTTGTTTTGTTGTGGTTTAACATTGGGTTTATTTAACTAAACAAAAGGAAACTGTATGACACCGCTAGAGAAAGCCATTCGTGCAGCTGGTTCACAAACTAACTTAGCGAAGGCTATTGGTCAAAGCCCGCAATTTATTTTCCAAATGAAAAAACGTGGGGGGCAAATATCTACTCGAGTTGTATCTCCTGATGAATGGGTAAAAGCAACAGGATTGAGTAAAAAGGAATTATTTCCTGAATACCACGTTTAATTTACCACTTCCCCTTAAATAAATATTCAAGAAAAAAGGACAAATTTTCATGAACAGCAAAGATATTCAGCGATTACTTCTCATAGATTGTAAAAATTCGTCTGGTGGAATTACTTCTTTAGCTCATGCATTAAGTAAATGCCCCAAAATATTCAGCAATAAAATCAATGTGGAATGTGAATCAAATCACTTATCGTTTCAAGAAGCGATTGATTTGATTGTAATGACGAACAGTATTCGAACGTTATCCGCAATGGCTTCATCGGTCGATCATATTCTTGTGCCTATGCCAAATTGCAATGTCAGCAATGCTGATGTTGTGCAACGGTTTGTGGATTTATCTATCCAGTGTGGGCAATTAGGACAAAAAATGAAAAAAGCGATGGCAGAAGATTCTGAACTTGGCGTTGCTCTTTCAATAAAAGAAAAACGAGAGATGGCAAATGTGGTTAAGCAAATGACCGCTATTTGCTTGTGTTTGGAATTGGAATTAGATGAGAAATAAAAAAATGCCACCGTGTGTGGTGGCAAGTTTTAATCAACCTAACGGAGGTTTATTTTGAATACGAGTCAATTATTACCGATACAGAATAAAAATGCAAGCCTTACGATGAGCAGTCGTGAAATTGCAGAGTTAGTAGAGTCTAGACACGATTCAGTTAAAAGAACGATTGAGCGTTTACAGGAAAAGAAACTAATTCAACTTACACCAATGGTGGAAGTTAAAAATCATTTAGGTCAGTCAGTATTTGAATATCAACTTATTAAACGTGATACCTATATTGTGGTTGCTCAATTATCACCAGAATTTACGGCTCGTTTAGTTGATCGCTGGCAAGAATTAGAAAACCAACAAGCGGTTAAATTGCCACAAAGTTTTTCAGAAGCGTTGTTGTTAGCAGCAGAGTTACAGGCGGAGAAAGAGCGTAATGCGCCGAAGGTGGCTTTCGTTAATCACTATGTTGAAGTAGGAACAAGTAAATCGTTTCGTGAAGTGGCGAAGATTTTAAAAATGCCTGAAAAGGCACTTATTAGCCGTTTGATTGAAGACAAATGCTTATATCGTCAATCGGGCAATTTATTGCCTTATCGAACAGCTCATTCAAAGGAATTGTTTACTGTGAAAACGGGGACAGCCGAACACGGACATAATTACACACAAACAAGAGTAACAGCTAAAGGGATTGAGTGGATTGCTCAACGCTATGCTTCGGAGTTAATGCTATGAGCAAATTATTGATAGATGATCAACCACTGCAAGTTTTGCCTGCGTTAGCAGAGGCAATTGGGTTAAATGAAGCCCTTGTATTGCAACAGATCCATTGGTTGTTAGAGCGAAGCCGTAATCAAGCAGAAGGTAAATCTTGGGTATATAACACTTACGAACAATGGAGAGAAAATCACTTTAGGTTTTTTTCCTTATCAACGGTTCGTAGAACAATTGATAACCTTGAGAAATTAGGGTTACTTATTTCCACGACAAAATTTAACAAAATGAAAGTGGATAAAACAAAGTGGTATTCCATTGATTATCAGGCGTTAAATGCCCTTGAAATTACGACTGCTAAAAATGACAGACCATCTGCTCAAAATGAGCAGTCGAACGGTTCAAATTGGACAGATGTGTCTGTTCAATTTGAGCAGACCAATAACCAAGAGAATATCCAAGAGACTCCTACAAGAGATATTAAAAAAACTACGCAAAAAAAATCTGCGGATTTGGACTTGTTGGAGGAATTCGGTATCACTGGGCAACTGGCAGAAGATTTTATTCGGCTTCGCAAAAGTAAAAACGCCCCGATTTCTAAAACGGCGTTATCCCGATTGGAAAAACAAGCTGACTTAGCAAAACTACCACTTCGGGAGGTGGTGGAAATTATGATTGAGCGAAATTGGCAAGGCTTTAAAGCCGATTGGGATTGGCAGAATGGAAAACCTCGTGCTTCAAACGGGACAACGGCTAAAGACTCGTTCAGTGATGAAAATACCGATTGGTGGGTCGGCAAAACGATTGAAATTAGAGGTCAGCGATGAAATCAGTAGAACAACTTGCACAACCGAGCTTAATTGGGCGTGAGCCGCACTATCAAGCACCGACAAAGCAAGAAATTCCCTCTCAAGTTGCTCGATTTGTGGATAGATTGTTTACCCGACTAAAAGCGATTTTCCCCGCGTGGAAATCAGCATTTGCCTCAGAAAATGATTACAACGAGGCAAAAGTTATTTGGCTTGAAGCCTTGGTGAATAATGGGATTACTACGGCAGAGCAGTTTAAACAGGGCATTGTTCAAGCAGAAAAATCGGAAAGCCCATTTTTCCCTAGTGTGGGGCAGTTTATCGCTTGGTGCAAATTGGTTGATTATTCTGTTTTAGGACTACCCGATGAAGAGCAATTATACCGCCGTATTCAAGCATTTATGGGCTACGGAATGGAGAATTTGCACGAGTTTAAGTTTCATTCACACGCTGAATACTGGCTGATTACGGGGCTGTATTGTCGTAATAAGACAGGGGAATGGACGGAGAAACAATTACGAGAATCCATTAGCAAAGAGCTAGTAAAAATGGCGAAGCGGTTGAAGTCGGGTGAGGTTATTCCAGCACCTAAAATCACCTTGCCAAGACAGGAAAAACCGAGATTGAGTAGAGAAGAAATTTGCCAGCGTTGGCAGCAATTACGTTCAAGTTTGGAGGCTAAACAATGAGCTTTGACAAAGATACTTACCGTACCCCTCGTTATGTGTTTAATTGGTTAGAACAACGTTTTGCGTGGTTTGATTTAGACGGCTGTGCGACAGCACAAAATACTCTGTGTCATCGTTGGATTGGCAAGGGAAGCGATATTATGGAAGATTTTCTCGCAGAGGATTTTGTCGAGTGTTTGCTCGATGAAGTCGCAGAGCAATGCGGTATGTTACGCATTTTCGTCAATCCGCCGTATAGCAATCCAATGCCATTTGTGAAGCGTGCCGTAGCGTTAGTTGAAGCGGGTCATTTGGTTGTGATGTTACTTCCAGCGGATAAATCCACAAAGTGGTATCAAGTTATTCAAGAGAATGCGAGTGAAGTGATAGACATCATCGGTGGTCGGATTAACTTTATCAATCCAGCTACAAACCAAGAGGCGAAAGGCAATAACAAAGGCTCAATGGTCGTGGTGTTTGATCCCTTTATGCAAGGGTTCGTTACTCGCCAAGTAACGTTAGATTTTGTGAAAGCGAGTGGTGGGTATGGCAAGTAAAGTGAAACGAAAAACGGTTATCTGTGCGGTGAAATACCCGAATGGTGAAGTGATTGCAGAAACAGAATACGACCGTAATTTATTAAAAAGCCTTCCGATTGGTTCGGCTGTAAAGATTATTCCTTTTTCAAATAATCGCAATTACCAACATCACAAGAAATTATTTTCGTTACTCGAGATAGGCTTTGAGTATTGGCAGCCTGAACTAAAAGTCATTTCAGATAGCGAAGAATGGGCATTTTATACCCCACTAAAAATGTTAGCTCAGTCAAGCAATATTGATTTTGATGCGATTAAAGTTTTTGCAGATCAATGCCGTAATGAGTTGAAGCAACGCCGAGAAAATAAGCTTGATTATGAGGGAATGAAAACCCTTGAAGGCTACTTAAATCACGTAATGCTCAAAGCAGGTTTTTACGATATTAAGCCCGCAATAAGTGGTGGCACATTTAAAGAACGATGGTCGATAGCCTTTGACAATATGTCTCAAGAACTTTTTAACGAAGTTTATAAAGGCGTATATGGCGTGATTTGGAATGAAACGTTATGCGGTGTCTATGAAAATGAGTGGCAGTTAGACAACAAAATTAATCAATTAGTTGGGTTTTATTAAGAAAGAAATGAAAAAGTATAAAGACGATATTTTAGGTTACTTCACACTGATTTTTATCGCTGTGGGGATTTACTGGTTGCATTGGGGGTAGGTATGGCAAAGAGACCGAAAGAGCAGAAATGCCGAGCCTGTGGTAATTATTTCATTAAGACGTGGAGTACTACGCAAGTGGTTTGTTCGGTGAAGTGTGCAATAGTGATAGGTAAGAAGAAAGCCGAAGAGAAACGTAAAAAACAGGATAAAGCAGACCGCTTGCAACGGAAAGAACGGTTACAAGCATTAAAAAACCGTGCGGATTGGTTAAAGGATTTACAAACGGTATTCAATAAATTTATTCGCCTACGGGATAAAGATTTGCCGTGTATTTCTTGTGGTCGCCATCACTCGGGGCAATATCACGCTGGGCATTATCGCAGTGTTGGGGCTTGTCCTGAACTCCGTTTTGATGAGTTAAATGTTCATAAGCAATGTTCAGTGTGTAATAACCATAAGAGCGGAAACATTACAGACTATCGAATTAACTTAGTGCGAAAAATTGGGACAGAAGAGGTTGAACGGTTAGATCAACACAATCACCCGCCTTTAAAGCTAACGATTGATGAGATTAAGGATTTGATAAAGGTTTATAAGGCGAAAGTAAAGGAGTTGGAACGTGGCTGAGAAATTATTGGAGCAACCAAAACAAGAGTGGATTGAGAACCATTTGGAAAAGTGGGGAGCTTGGGTATTCAGTGGGTTAGATTTTGAAAGCCGTATGAATATGATTGCGAAGTTAATGCTTTCAGCCGACCCCGACCGAATTGCGGTACCTGAACGTGAGATGTGTGGTGATGAATTGGGATTAGTGATTAGTTCAGTGGTCGGATATTGCATTAAGAACCCGTGTCCGTTGGATTACAAGTACCTTGAAGCGAAGTATGTTTACGGACGTTCGGTCTATGCGATTGCGAAGTATATGTGGGCGAAAGATAAGTCAATATCAGTAAATGCGTGGTATAAAAGAGTTACACAAAGCTTAAAATCATCAGAATGGATTGTCGCTAAGTTTCTCGATCTTGCGCTTAAAAATCATAAAAATGCGGACAAGTTGAAGAAATTTGCTTTTAGCGTGTAAAAAACTATTGAATTTGGTGGTGGTTTCATATACTATATCAGCAATGTTGGTCGTGTTGTAAGCGGTTTCAACGAAAAGAATTTTATCAGCCCTGAAACAGAAATGTTTCGGGGCTTTATTTATTCTGTTGTTCTGCAAATTGTTGTACAGCTTGGGTAACCAGTTGCGTTTGAGAGATGTTCAGTTCTTTGCTTAGTTGTTCAATTAAAGCGATAGTATCGAGATGAAGTTTAAAGCCTTTTACTTTAACGCCTCGTTTTATATCGCTACGTTTTTGAATTTCAGCTATTGACATTGCCATAGTATTTTCCTTATTATTGGCTTTGAAGAACGAGAGAGGTTTCCCCCTCTCGTTGAATTATCATCAAATTAGTAGGCTGGGGAGCTCATCACTAATAAGATGATAACTAGGATAATGTATTTAAACATTTGGTTATCCTCTTCAAAGTTGGTGGGATTAAAGGTCGCCACCAGCTCGTTTTAGCGAGATTGCTAAAACAATTTGATTGTAGGTTAAACTACAATATATTGCAAATACTTTTTACAGCCCTGATCGGAAACGGTCGGGGCTTTTTGTTTTTAATAATTAAGGAGTTCTTATGGATTTAATAAAATGGATTGAAAGTCAAGGTTACAAAGTTACTAGTTTAGGTGCTCAGCCTCCTATTTTTGAACGTTATAAGCCAATTAATAATAAGATTAATAATGGGATAGTTACACCATTAAATCATAAAGAAATGGTGAAAGCATTATTAGATAATGCAAAGAAGAATAATGTAAAGTGCCCTGTATGCAATAAAGAGAATTGCCCTATTTTTTTGAGAGATTTAATGGTATTGAATAAATCAAAAACAGATAGTGATGTTCTTAGGAATATGCTGTTAAAACATTCGCAAAATAAGTCAGATGAGATTACAAAATCTAATGAAATTAAATCTCAATTTAATAAGATTGAACAAGATATTTCCGAACAACTGGGAAAATTAGGTATTCCTTATTCTAAAGAAGTTCAGTCCCAAGCCTTTATCAATTATTATAATGCAATGCATTATTTAGATATATCGAAGACCAATAACCCCACAAGATATAAAGATGTATATCGTGGTTATTCTCCTTTATATGGTTATACAAAAGATGAGATAGCTCGTATTGCAATTTGGGGCTTCAATGATATTGGACAGCGAATTTCGGCAGGGGCAAATTATGCAACTGTGATTAGTATCAAAGAGATGATCATGCCATATGTTTTAGCAGAAGGTGTTGGTGGAACTGCATCGGGAGGAGTTTATGGTTATTTCTCATTGAAGAATAATGTTTTCTCTGCAAATTTAGGTATTAATAGTAGTAATAAGGAAGTTTTGAATAATAGTAGTTTTCATCCATCAACTGTAAGCATTTATTCAAATGATGGCCATTTAATTTTGAAAAAAGGCATCAGACAGTACCAAAATGTAGTTCATCATCCTAATGAGCGAAATATTGGTGGTATTGAGGCAGTTATTCCAGAGCATTATCGAGGCACAAAGTTAACGATTGTAGCGAACTTAGCCTTTCAGTATAATTCAGGAAGTGGGATTGTGCCAGCTGGAGAGTTTACTGATGTTAAAAAAGAGGTTTTATTTAAGTAACAGAATTATTTCTATCATAGTGATAATTAGTGTTTTATTTTTTTGTTGGTTTACTTATGTTCAAGCTGAACAAAGGAATGAAATTCGGGCGAGAAATATTATTATTATAAAAGCTAAGGCTGAAAATGATACGCAGACTTTATTAGATATAGAACGTTACCTTGAGAAAAAAATGCAGTCAGAATTTTTTCAAGATCATAGGGTACAGTATATGCAAGTTCTTCTTGTATTGAGAAAATTTGACAAGATTATTGATGTTTTTGATAAAGATATTCATAGTCGTAAGAATCTGCGAACAGACATACCTTATATTGTTTGTGTCTCTAAATATAAGCTTAATCTTAATGGCAAGGAATGTGCTGAGGAATATTTAAATACATTAAAAAAAGATCCTTTATATTATAATAATTTTATGTATTGGTTGTTTGCTATCTTAGCAGGTAAAAAATCTGTTGAATTAGAACAAGATGTTCATAAATCTACAATGGATAAAGAATTTTTAAGAAGATTCTTAGAGTTAGAAGTGACAGAGGATACTATTATAAATTCTTTCTAGGTAATATATTACATAATCTAACCGCTTGCATAGCAATATGTAGGCGGTTTTTTATTAGGAGAAAGGAAAGTAATGAAGAGATACAACTTTCTATTTACGTTTACGCATAACGGTAAAGAACAGGGTATTCCTATTCAAGCTGAAAGCGTGAGTGATGCAAAGGCTTTAGCGAAGAGTATTACGGATGGTTTACATTATGCAAATGATTACGAGGAAGTCGTAGAGCAAGCTGATTCATTTAAAGAGCAGAAGATAGCTTGGATTTGTGCTAAACCCGTTGAAGAACTTCCCTTTCCATTTAAGCAGCTAAAACAGGCTGCTTTATTTTTTGCTTATGGCACTGACTGCCAATGCTGTTTGGGTTATCGCATTATGGGTGCGTTAGTTCTTGGTAGTATTGCAGGTTATTTGGTGGGGTAAGGGTAATGGCGAAGAAATCTTATGACTGGGTCGCAATTAAAGTTCAGTTCATCAATTCTTCGCTAACCATCTCTGAATTTTCAGAAAAATATAGTATACCGTTTGGTACTCTGAAGAAGCAAGTGGCACAAGGCTCTTGGCTAGATGAACGATCCCAAGTTGGTACTGAAACGGTACGGAAAAGCGTAGAAGTATCTTCTGATATACGGGCGTACCAATTAACGGAACTGGATAATAAAACATTAGCATTAATTGGTAAGGCTCAAGATAAATTAGCAAGAATGATTGAACAGTCGGCTGAAGCAAAAGAGCTGAAAAGTATTTCAAGTGCGATTGTGGATTTGCAAAAAGGTTATCGATTGGCTCTTGGCGCAAGTACAGAAAACCAATCTAAACAAGATGTCAGTGAGTTTGCAGATTGGGTTAAGGAGATAAGTCGTGAATGATGAAGAATTTGAGCTTCTACGGCGAGAGTTTCGGATTAACTTTCCTTTCTATACGGCGAAATGTTTAAAAATTAGAACGAAAACAGAAGGGGTGCAACCATTCTTGTTAAATTCGGTTCAGCGTGATTTAAACGATCGCATTGATAATGAACTGGCAATGAAAGGACGAGTTCGCCTTATTATTTTAAAGGCGCGTCAGATGGGGATTAGTACCTTTGTGAATGCAAAGTTCTTTCATCGTTCTACTTTTTATCCAGGTGTTAAATCAATGGTGCTAACGCATTTAGACAGTGCGACAAAAGAGCTGTTTGAGATGACACGCCGTTATTATGATTATTGCCCTGATGAGTTTAAGCCTAAAGCGAGCAAAGACAATACAAATGAACTGGCATTTAATGATTTAGACAGTGCAATGAAAACAGCGACAGCGGGTAGTAAGAATGTGGGACACGGTTCAACAATTCAGTGTTTACATTGGTCTGAGGTTTCTCGTTCTAAGCATCAAGCAGAAATGACAACAGGGGTAATGCAGGCAGTGCCAAGTGGTGATGGTTCTATGATTATTCTCGAATCTACTGCAAATGGTATTGGTGAGTATTTTCAGCAGACGTGGGAAGAAGCCATTCGAGGTGAAAATGAGTTTACGCCAATTTTTTATCCGTGGACGGCAATGTCTGAGTATCGCCAATCTGCGGAGGGGGTTGAGTTTAGCCAAGATGAGCGAGATTACCAAGCATTGTATGGGGTTGATGATGAGCAGTTAGCTTGGCGACAGAATAAAATGCGGCAATTTAAAGGCTCACCTGAGGAAAAGTTAGCGCAATTTCGAGAGCAATATCCTATCACGCCTGAAGAAGCCTTTCAGTCTAGCGAAAATGCGTTCATTCATAGTGCTGCTGTTAAAGAGGCTCGCAAAGCAAATCTTGAACCTTATGGTGCAATAGTTTGTGGGGTCGATCCTGCTGCAGGTGGTAAAGACAGCACGGCGATTGTTATACGACAGGGTAAAAAAGTTTTAAAAGCCTATCGCTTCAAGCACCCAGATTTAATGGCGATTGTTGGTCGCTGTGTTGATGTTTTGCATACTTATAAAGTCGATATGATGTTTGTTGATGCCGTCGGCCTAGGGTTGGGCGTACATGCTCGTTTGGTTGAACTTGGGTATGCTGACAGAGTTCTTGATGTTAAAGCAAGCAGAAGAGCTGATGAACCTGATGCCTATGTGAATAAGCGAGCAGAAATGTGGGACAGGATGTCGCAATGGTTTGATAACGGTGCGGATATTCCTGATAACGATATTTTTGAAAGTGATTTATTAAGTTTAACCGCAGACTATGATTCGAGCCGAAGATTAAAAATGCAGAGTAAACAGGCATTGAAGTTTTCACCTGATTTAGCTGATGCTCTTTCATTTACGTTTGCATTAAACCATGTAATGCCTAAATCGGAACAACCTGAAGAGTATGAAGGGTTGAGTAGAGCACCAACTTATGGAGGGAGTATGTTAAATGGAAAAGTTTAACGATGATGAAATTGATTTGCCTGATGATGAAGATGAATTAGAAGACGTCTACGATGAATTAGCTGAAAAAGTGGTGGAATGTTTTCGGCAGGCTAAACGTTATCGTACATCCTTAATGGTTCAAGGAAGAAGCATTGAAGATTGGTTGGTCAGATTAGATGATGCGTATCATAAAATTCACGCCCCGGAAGAATTAGAAGCAAGACCCAATATGCGGTCGTATTTTGGGCTAATTCAATTAAAAGTGAATATGATTAGTAGCTATATGCGTTCTAAATATGCTAACCCGACTAATCCACCCTTTAATATTACGCCTACACCGATCGTTGAATTACCTGAAAATAAACAAGAGCAAGGATTAGAGCGTGTAAAAGCTCAATTACTCAATAAATTGATTGAGGCAAATTTACCCCCTGAAGCGATTATGGGTGAAGATGGATTCTTTCTTCCTGAAGTGGCGAAATTTATTGCGGAACAAGCAAAACAAGCTAAAGAGTTATTACGGCAAGAAGAGTCTCAAATCGCAGCAGATGCGACTTCTAAGATGGTGAGGCTAATTAAAGATCAACTTGTTGAAAGTAATTTTACTCGTACATTGAGTGAAGCGTTATTTGATGTTGCATTACAACCTGTAATGGTCGTGGCTTATGAGAATGAAGCGGTCATTGATTATCAATGGAAGAAAAACAAGTATGCAAAAGAAACGGTAATTCGCCCCACCTTTAGACGGGTTAATCCTGTGAACGCATTTTTTGCCCCTGATGCAACCAATGCACAAGATGGCTCGTTCTTTATTGAATTAGCAAAGCGGACAAAAGCCCAGTTATCCTCATTTATTGGTAAGGAAGAGTTGGGTTATAACGATGATGTCCTCAAGGATATTATTGAAAATGGCGATACAAGTTGGCTTGGCTTAGAGACCGATAAACAGAGCCTTTTAGATTACCCATTAATCGAAGATGAAATTCATACCTTACGTTGTCAGATGTTAATTCAAGGACAAGAACTCATTGATTATGGTGTTAAGTTAAAAGAAAGTGAAGCATTAGATTATTTCAATGCAGATATTGAAGTGTGCGATGGTAGAGTTATTCGATGTCAAATAGTCGCTCACCCTAAAGGTGAACGCACTTATTTTAGTGCCAGCTATAAACGTATTGCAGGGGAAGCCTATGGCATTTCGGTTGGAATGATGATTTATGACCGACAACAATCGATTAATCGGACACAGTACTCAATGCTACTTAATGCGATGTACGCTGCAGGACCAATGATTGAAGTTGATGCGGATAAATTTAGTGAACCATCAAAGGTTACTTTTGAGCCATTTGTAAGAATTTATTCTAATCCAACCCGAGAAAACAATGGGCGAGGTATTACGCAACATTCTATCCCAATGACATTCCAGCCGTTGTTCAAATTTCTAACTGATGAAATACGTCTTGCCGACGATGAATGTGGATTGCCTTCTTTTTTGAATGGTAATGTGGGTTTACAAGGTGCAGGGCAAACATTGGGTGGATTAGCAATGATGCAAGATAATGCCGTATTAGGTTTAGAAGATTGTGCATTTCAAATTGATGAGTACTTTATTCGTCCAGCGATTACATTGATGTACGCTCGCAATCTTTTAGGTGATGATGACAGCGTCAAAGCAGATGCAGAGATTATTCCAACTGGGCTTTTAGGGCTAAAAACCGAGTTGAATAAAGCAAAAGAGTTAGCAGGGCTTGTGCCACAAGCGAGCCAACTTTCACAACAAGGGCTTGTACCGCAACAAATGGTTGCAGATATGGTCCGAGATTATTTTAATTCAGCAGGGATAAATACTGACCGCTATATGCCAAGTAATGGGGTGCAGTCTGACCTGAACAACGCTCAACTGGCATCGCAGGAGAGTAAATTAGACGGAAGGAGTTTAAGGGTGATGTAATGAAAATTGATTTAGACCCAGTGCATCAAGGTGATCAAGTTTGGCACGATAGATACGGTTACGGTATCGTTCAGCGTGTTCAATCAGGCACTTGTGATGTGAAATTTAATGAATCCACTAAAGTGCTGACTTTTACAGAAGGCGGTTACGCCGGTGGATTTAAAGTTTTATGGTGGCAACGACCGATCGCCTTTACACCACGAAAAGGGCAAGATTACGGCAAGTTTCACGATTTAGTGGCGGTGTTGTTTGATAATTTATATGGGGGGAAACAATGAGCTGTGATCCAACTATACTCACGGTAATTTCCCCAGAAATTGTAGATATTAAGGGCTTTTCTGTACAAAGTGCGGTTAGAGTTACGGCTTATGGCTTAACCAATGAACAAACAGTTACCTTTCAACGTGTGCATTATTGTAGTTCACAACCACGCTTTGAACGTAACGGTTGTGTATTGATTAGCCCAAGTAAACGGGAGCTGAGTTCTGCAATTGACTATCAAATTGGCACTTGTTCTCCAAGTCTTACGCCCAATCGTAACAGTTTAATTATCCCTTACGCTGGCAATTACATTCCTGTTGTGAATGGAAACCCAGTAGATTTAGTTGTGGAAATTGAACCTGTAACAAGCCGTGAGTTCAGTCATCAAGAATTAGGAATTGACCCTTGCGGGTTTTGTGTTGATACAACGTGGGAAACAACAGGAGCAGAACGATGTAATCAGCATTTTATTGAACAAGAAGAAATCAGTAATTGCGGTAACTTGCGTTGGGTGCGAACAGAAAGGCGGTGTGGTTATTACGCTAGTGTGCCTTTACCTATTACTTTAGATGAAGGCGATTGTTGCGGTTCAGTTTTTATGGGCTATTTATTTCACCCTGATGAAACGCGTGATCCTGATGCAACGGTGGCAATCCGAGATTGTGAAAAAATCGTTGGTTATGCGTATCCAACGGCTGGTGATGGGCATACGTTACCGATTGAAGAATGTGGCGGAAATATTGTGGGTTATGCTGTAAATAATTCTGCAACTGCCCCACAGATGATTAATTGTAATTAAAAGGAGAGAAAAATGGCAGTAAAAGCAGTTTATGTTGAGTTATTAGAAGAGCAAATGTGCCCTTGTCAAAAACGTAAGTTAGAGCAAGCATTAGATAATGCAAAAGCAGAAATAGCGACATTGAACACTCAAATTGAGACATTAAATGCAACTGTTGTGGAAAAAGACAACCGCATTACTGAATTAGAAAACCAAGTAGCTAATTCAGAGCAACCTAATGAAAACCAAGTAACTAATCCAGAACAGCCTAATGAAAAGAGCGAAGGGGAAACAACACAACTACCCGATGAGCGTGTGTTTATACATGTGGATTTAGCTGATTTACCAGGTAATCTTAGACAAGGTCGGGCATTTGAACGAACTGCCACACTTAATGCCTCATCAGGTAGCCCGGGTCATTTTTACTCATTTAAGTTTGCTATCTTGAATGACCCACAGTACTTCAATTATAGTTTAGAGAGTGTTGAGAACAGCAATGATTTCCAAGATTTAGCAATGACGCCAGAGGGAGTGATAACTGGTAAAATCCGTGGTAATTCTGGTAACCATTCTTTGAACGTAATTGGTACCCCATTACAATCAGGGGAAGATATACATACTACAATAAGTGGGTGGAGTTTATCATATACTACCAATTTAGCGAGTGGGGTACAAAGCAATGAGCATGGTACGGAAATGGAGGACGAGATTACAATTGCTCCAGAGTCTTAGTATTGGCATTAAACAAAGATGGTATAAGATCAATAGGAGTAGAAAATGGCATTTGTAACGTGTGAGAAGTTTAACCGCTCTCAGGAAGAGCAGGATGATAAAATGATTTCTGCCGAAGATGGCTTACTGGATAAGTCTAGTGGAGTGGGCGGTGGAAAGCTTACTGTTGAGAAACTCAAAGAAAATTTGGCGGGTGATGTTAGAATTTCTATAGTAAAAAACTCAGGCATCAAAGGGAGTGGGACTAAGCGTGATCCGTTATCACTTAACAAAATTCGCTTAGTAGATGCGAGTGGTAAGCATGCTTTAGGGTATATAATAGGAGAATAAAATGGTAGACATTCATCAAAAAGGGGATGGCACGGAAACAACCAATAATGATGTGCCAGTCGTTGCTCCTATCAATATGGGTAAAGGGTTGAAATGGGACTCATCAACAGGTAAGTACAATCTGAATATTGACTCAAGTAACTTAAAAATTAGCACAGGCTTACATTTTACGAAAGATGAAGCATTAGCTTTGAAGTTAAGTGAGCAAAATGGTAATTTGTTACAACTACTTAACGATGGGTTGTATTACGGTACGAAAGCACCAGCTGATCTTGCAAATTTATATGTTGATGCGGTGAATGGAGTCGATCAACATCCAGACGATGTGGATGGTGCGGGTTCGGAGGCAAACCCTTTAAGAACATTCGCTTATGCTAATCGTATAGCTCAACTTGGCACTTATCGTACAATTAGACTGCATACAGAGCAAGAACATAATTGTACGCCAAGTAATTATTTCTCATTTAAGGCGGGTAAAGTTACCGTATTTCCTTATGGCCCAGCCTTTGATGAAGAATTGAAAAAGGCAGGCGGTGATAACACAATAGCCTTTAGTGCCATCACAAAAAATGGCAAGGCTCCAGTGCTACGTTTTAGCGAACTAATCATGGTTGCTGGACCTTCATTAACAAAAGAATATTCATATCCACAGTTGTCTTGTTTTAGAGTAACATCAGGTACAAATGTGCAATTCAATGGCGTGATTTTACGAAATGATTTATCCATCAATATTATGAAAAATGCTGAAGCAACGACGGATAGCCTAAAACTAGGTGAATTATCTCGTATTACCAGTGATATAGGTGGGCAGGTGCTATTCTTCCGTTGTAAGTTTGAAAGCATTGGGACGCCCACTATTGGTACTTTCTCGGATCAATCGTCCGATGTGTTTTTTAACACTGTAGATGGAGTAAAAGCCACGGTTTTAGGATTTATTAGCCCAGGTGGGGGAGAGTACAACTTACTTAATACAAATATCCAAGATAACATGCCCTGCATGCTAGTGTCTCACCCTGGTTGGGGTCAGCCAATTAATAGCTCATTATTGGTGTCATTGGCTGCCACAAACAACCCAGAAAAATTTGCAAAGCGTGTATACGGAGCAAAGATTGATAACCAAAATGGGGTTAAGATTTTACTTGCACCACGCTCTGATGTATCAGCAACATTATTTAAGTAAGGAGAAAAAATGCAATTTTTTAAATTAATGGACTATTTGAAGTCGTGGTCTGTATGGGTGTTAGCATTATTAGCGGTATTGCCCCAACTAAATGAACAGTTACAGCTTATATCACATAATGCCACAGCGACTTACACATCTGTTTTAGCCTTAATTGGATTGTTGGTACGAGCAATTAGACAGAAAAAATAGGGGGAATATGAATAATATTCAAACCCACACTCACATTCAATTCTCACCGTCTCAATCTTCCCCTAAACCTCGTTTCAACCTGGATGAACTGTTCCCAACATCAAGTAATATTGATGTACGCCAATACCCTAAACGGGTGATTGTCTGGGGGCTTGTTGGTGATGAAACGGTAACGGTACATATTGCAAGAGTACAATCATTAGGGAATCCCCATTGGACACTAACCGATGATTGTTGTCCTTGCCCGATTGAGCCGAGTATATTAGCGAATGTGCAGCATATGCCGTATAAAAAGTGTAAGCAAGCGGTTGTTTTAACTGCAAACGAGCCAGCTATTCATATTGATGATGCAGGCACTTACTATTTTGAATATCACGGCACAAATAGCGTGATTATCGATCATTATGATGATCCCGTTATACCTAAAAACCGATATTGCGACTGCGGCTTATAGTTTCAGTCGCTTTTTTTATCCATAAATATAAGGAGTAAACAATGGCAGGTTATACCCCATTAAAAGGACGTGAAGACGTTAAAAAACTTAATCAAGGTAATAACGGTGTACGTTTTACGGATTCTACGGCAAAAGTCGCAGGCATTATTAACGGTGGCGTAATGCCAGCAGCAAGCAAGGGTAGCAATCGTGGCTGTACTGGTTGTACAAAATAATGAAGCTCAGTGAATTGCCATTATGGGTGCAAATGTGTTTGCCCAATTATCCTGATGATGAATTGCGTGAACTACGTTTTGAACTCTCACAGAATGAACATCTGAAAACAGTTTTAGAACAGTTTCTACATTCACAATGGTGCTACTGGAATAGTAAAGCCAGAACAGAGTTAAATGAAGAGATGCGAAAAGAGTATCAACATTCTGCTCACACCATTGCTGAATTAACAGGGCTGATTTTTAGACCTGATAAACCACAACAGACAACGGAAAGTCTACCGTTCGTGTAGTCTTTAACGCTCATAACAAGCGGTTAGATGATGCAAATTATTGCTGATTCTAACCGTTTTTTTATCCACTCTTTAAGGAAAAGACAAATGGAACATAATAATCAACCGAAGCTAGGTGATCATCTTCCAGTACATGTGCGTGAAAAACTGATGAAAATGTATCAAAAGCAACAAGATGAAACACCTGAGTCTTCAGAAGAAAACCCGATTGATGACGTTGCAAAAAAAACGGAGATTGCCCCTGATGCTGAGCCATCAACAACGGCAAGTAATATCGATGAACAAACTGAACCACAGGACGGAGCGACCGAGCCAACTGTGCCTCATTCAGGTGAAGATAATGATGTGAAAGCGTGGAAAGGACGTCTTAGAAAAGAGCAATTAGAACGGCAAAAAATTAATGCTCGTCTTATTGAAGAAGCAGAAGCCAGAGAAAAGGCTGAAGCTAAATTGCGTGAATTGCAACAGTTGCAACAAAAGCAGGAACAAGCAACCGATCAATCAAAATCTACGATTACATCTGAAGCCCCCTCGAATTTTTCTGATGCAGAATTAGCCGAATTGCGGATACTTGATCCCGTTTTATACGCTCAGCTTACCGCACAGAAAAAGCAACCGCCTTCGGTTCATCTTCCTGTGGCAGAAGTTCCTCCGCAGACCAAAGCAGAACGTCCATCTGTAACTGAGCAAGCCCCTCAGATGTCGGAACGTGAAAAGATTTGGTATGCCGAAGTGCAACGAGAACTTCCTGAAATTCAAGGATTACTTGGCGACTCGAATTTTGTGGAGTTTGCAAAAAGCAAAACGGATTGGACTGGGGCTACGGGTTTAGATTTTATTCAACGAGCAGGGAGTCAAAAAGATGTCCGAAATATCCCAGCCATTCGAGCATTGCTTGATGAATATCAGCAATCAAAAGAACAACTGCCTGAGAAAATTACGGTTGCACCTCAAAAAGCGACAACCGTAAAAACGAAGGTAACGACCCCTAAAACAATGACCAAGAAAGATGAAGCAAAAGCTGAAATGCTGGCCCGACAAGGGAAAACAGCTGAGCTAAAAGCATTCTTGGCAACATTTAAACAATAAGGAAATTTTATGGCAAAAAACATGCGCGCTGCCGATTTAGGCGGTGCAACGGAAGGATTGTACATTCCTGAGTATGCCACAACGATTGTCATTTCTGAAATGCACAACTGTTCAGCACTCTCTCGTATTGTGAATCCTAAACATAATATTGTAGAGCTAGGGTTAAATTGCGCCCCTGTGGCCCATTACACCATTTTAGATAATATTGAAGTGGGCGATTTTACCGATGGTTCTTGGAATGGTGAAACGTGGTCGCCAGATAATCCATTCCGGAGCGGTGAAATTCGTTTATGCCACAGTGTGCCGATCAAAACCAAATTCTCTCGTGAAGAAGCGACCTTGATGTGTAACCGTTGGGAGCAATTTCAAGACGGTTATGAAACAGCCATTGGGCGAGCGTTGCGTGATTTAACCGAACGCTATGGCTTTACTGTTTTGGCTGCTTCTGCAAACCCGCTATTGCGAGGGGGACGAGCAGGGGCATTAAGTGGCAATATCAATCTAGGTGATACCGAAAATCCGCTTACCGTTGGGAAATCCACAGGCATTAGTGCAATGAGTGTATTACAAGCAATGGAACAAGCCTTACAAGAAGGTGGGGTAACCTGTGGTGGTAATGCGTTAAAAATTGTCGCAAGCCCAGCGTTTTATTCTCGTCTGCGTGCGGAACAATCCAATTTAGGTGCAGGTTGTTGCTTGCCTGATAACCCGATTGTAACGGGAATGGTTCATCCAATGTTAGGTATGGAAGTTTATTCTTCATTACATATGCCACGTTATCGCCGTCCAGATGGTAAAGTGGTGGAGTATGTGTTAATGGTCGATCCTGAAAATATTGCAGCACCAAGCCGTTTAGACTACCTTGAGTGGCAAACCGTCTTAAATGATATTTACCTTGTTGGTAATTACCGTTTTGATGTGGCTGCATTAAGTAACAAATCTATTGCCGTTGCGGCAGTGGTTGTGGAGGCATAATTATGGCGATTTATAATTTATTTCGTGGCGGTTATGCCGTTGAAATGGGGAAACCGTGTCGTGATTGCGGTATGTTAGATGACCATCAGTTACCCGTTACGGCACAGCCTGATAACCGTGTTGATGGTGCTTATGGCTACCGTGATAAAGTTGAATGGAAAAGTTTACTTCGTTTGCTTTTCCAACGTTACGCAAAAACGGTAGAGGATTTGGAAGTGGGCGATAAGTTACGTGTCTTTCTCAACCCAAATCACGCTAATGTGAAAGCCATCTTCTTTGATTTCCGTAAACCTGTTGCCGGTTTTCAGTTCGATCTCACTACCGTTAATGGTACAGATTTGAGCGGTAAAGTCCGTAAGGCGACGTATGCGGAACACGGTGGCATTGAAACAACTTCAACGGCTGAAGCATTTGACACGGCAGAAACCGCGCAAGTGGAAGAACGCACCCAATGGGTTGTTCATCCCACTGATGGCTACAATGCCAAAGTAGATGTTATTGAGTTGGAGATCAAGGCGCTGCCTCAAGACAAAACAGCGTTGAATAGCCTTGTTATGTTAATTGCTCGCCGCTTTGAGCAAGACGGCTATATGATGTAAACCATCGCCCCTGTGAATGCAGGGGCTTTTTTTATAAGGAATTTATATGCAAAAAACGACCTTTGTTTCAGCGATTAATGGGGCAAAATTTGATGTAACCAACCCGCTTACCACAAGTTTACTCTCGAAAAATGAGAAAAAAGAGATCATTCATCAAGTCAAGCCTCAAACAGGGAACGGCAAACGTGGGAAAGCAAGCCAAGCTGAGAATGAACAGGAAATTAGCTAATGAATATAAATGACTTCATTGTTCGGGTTCGGTTTGATTTCAATGATATTGATCACGACCGTATAGACGACCCACTGATTATTGATTATCTCAATGAAGGCATTGGCGAAATATTCAAATTAAACCCAAGCAAATTCCTCAAAACGATTGTAGCGAAACTAGACGATAGCGATTTACAACAGCCTTGTTGTTGTGATTTGCTTTATTCCGTTGATGCGATTACTGATGCACATGGCAATTTTATTGCGGAGCTAAAAGAAGTAGATAATTCAGCTCAAACGGCATTTGGTAAACGTAATTGTGGTAATAGAACAACCGATACACGCAGTTACAGCAAAGTGGAAAATACTGATAATCAATTTACCGTCAAACCACCAATTAGCCCAAATGAGAGTGTGTATGCTCGAATGACCTGTGCGGTTTTACCAAAAATCAACGAAAACGCACCGCTGGATAAGGCGATTGTTGAAAACTATGCCAGCCTAGTGGATTATGTCTTATACCGTCTATTTGGTGCTGAAACCGAAAGTGCGACTTCACAACAGAAATCCGCCTTTCATTATAAGCAATTTTTAGACAGTATTTTACTCAAAGAACAAGTGCGACAAGCCTTTATTCGTCAAGGTTCAGCGAGTGTGAAAGGAGCGAAAAAATGAGTTGTGGTTGTCTAAAGCCCAAATGTGGCACTCAGCCAGCTAATCAATTTTGGTGTGAGAATGAAGGGCGAGATGTAGAATTTGTTTCACTGACAGAATTTCTACCTCGCATCACCTTAATTGCAAAAGGCGTGTCAGATGATATTGCATTGGAATATATTCGCCAAGCTTGCCAAACATTGGCTCGAGATGCGTTGTTGTTACAGCGAGAGTTATATCTTGATATACAAGCACAGGTGAGGGATTACTATTTAACGCAGGGTGATTTTGAGCAGGTACATTATGTGAGTGATATTCATCTCAGAAAAGAGAAGAAAACTTGTTTTGCACCCCATAAGAGATTAGGTCGCATTGAGTGCCGAGATTTTGTCTTTGAGCCTAATGATAAAATTATTCTCACTAAAACGCCTAAAAGTGATGCAGAAAATCAGCTCTTTGTGCGTTATTTTGCGATACCGACACAGACCGCTTGTGAAGTGGATAAACTATTATTTGATCGCTATCACGATGTGATTGTCAATGGGGCATTATCTTATCTCCTGTTAATGCGACAATATCAATTTGCTGACCCACAAATGGCAATGATCTACGAACAACGTTTCAAGCAGGGTATTGCTCAAGCCAAAATTGATGTGGCAAAACAGTTTGAAACAACAACACAAACGCTAAATCATTGGGGGAGAATTTGAGATGGCTAAATGTAAAGTGATCGAAAAATGTTGCCAGTGTCAATGCAATCAAACACAAGCGGTCGGTTTAGCGGATAAATTAGCCCATTATCGCCCACCAGACCGAATTATTGAACGAAATATCGTAGAGCTTGCAACACGTTGTGAGACGTGCGATTGTCAAACAAGGGAGGCAGAAGATGCCCGAGAAGAACCCTGATATCTATGCCCAAATTTGGGCTTTTTTTATTTCTAAATTACCGAAAGATTATTCATTGACCTGTGCGGTCGTGATTACTTTCTTTGTCTCTTTCCTACGCTCATTTCTGTATGACCCGAAAGATACCGTGAAAAGAGTCTTCGCTGAAGCTTGTTTGTGCAGTGTGATCGTCTATTCGGCAGATCCAGCTTTGCAATATTTAGGGTTTGAAAAGCCCCTTATTATACCCGTCGGCACGGTGATTGGGTTATTTGGGACAAGTGCTGTACGCCAAGCCATTTTCAAGTACTTAAAATCAAGGAGGAAATGATGACCTACCAATTTAGCCAATCAAGTAAAGATAAATTACGGGGGGTACACCCTGATTTAGTCAAGGTTGTCAGCCTTGCGCTGTCCATCAGTGAAGTCGATTTTAAAGTGATTGAGGGTTTGCGAACGAAAGAGCGACAAGCCTATCTGTTTAAAATCCACGCCACAAAAACAATGCAAAGCCGACATTTAACAGGACATGCTATTGATATTGTTCCCTTGCCTGTGGATTGGAATAATTTAGCCGCATTTGGCAAGGTTGCAAAAGCAATGTTCAAAGCAAGTGAACAGCTAAAAATCCCTATTCGTTGGGGCGGTGATTGGAATCGTAATGGGCGTTCTGATGATGAGAAATTCTATGACGGCCCGCATTTTGAATTACTCAAAGCGATTTATCCGTAGTGTAAATGTTGAATTTAAAACCCCGATCAGAAATGGTTGGATTTTTATACTTAAAGGAGCGTTATGCCTTCACTTAAGATTACCAAGTTCGGTGGATTAGCCCCTCGTTATCAACCGCAGAATTTACATCAAGTAATGGCACAAGTGGCAGAAGATGTTGATTTATCTCGAGGGACACTACGACCGTGGCGAACGGATAAGAAAGTCAGTAATAAAACAGGTCAATCCATTTTTGTCGATCACTGCTGTTACCTTGCGAGTGAAAACTGTCGTGCTTCTTTTTCTCGTATAGATACCGATTGCCGTTTTATTATTGCCAGCGGCATAAAAAATTACCCCGTTATTCAGAAAAAAGACAACGCCTGCAATGATGAATGGCAAAGGTTAGGTTTTCCGATTGAACTGCCTGCCCCAAATGCACAATTTTTAGGGACATTGAGTAACGATTTCAACCAAGAATTACGCCAATATATTTATACACTGGTTGATGAATTGGGGTTTGAATCTGCCCCGAGCTTACCGAGTGAACCTATGTATGTGCATAACGATCAAGCGGTTGTTTTAAGTGGGTTACCTGCAAATTTTCCGACTTATGCGATAAGCAAAGTCAGAGTATATTGTGCGGTAACGACACTCGATTATGGTGAGCAAATCAAAGATCAAAATGCCGAAGCTCCTTTTTTGTTGGTTGATGAACTTGATTTTGGTACAACGAGTTATGTTCATCAACCCCATACAATTTATGGTGAAGAGTGTTTAACGGAAGAATATGAGCCTCCATCAGATGAGATAACCGATCTTCAATATTGTGGAAATGGACAAATCGGTGGGCTAGTTCGCAATGAATTATGGCTTTCTGAACCGTTGAAACCACACGCTTTCCCAGAAGCCTATCGATATGGACGTTTTAATGGTAAGCCCATTCGATTTTTATGTAGTGAACGAGCAGGCTATATTCTTACCGATGAATATCCTGCGGTTATTGAAATGGAAAGTCCGTGCCAATCTCAGGGCTGTCGCAGTATTTCTATATTGGAAGAGCCACACCCGATTATTTCATATCAATCTGCTTGCCTTTACAGCGGTGCGTGTTTTTATGCAACCAAAGATGGCATTGTGATGTTGGCAGGTAATCAATCTAAAGTAATTACAACAGCCCTTTATACCCAAGACCAGTGGCAATCCCTTGCCCCTTGGACAATGCTTGGCGTGGTTCACGATGGCTATTATTTTGGATTTACTGAAACAGGCAGTATCCGTTTTAAAGTCCCAGACACTATTCACGAGGAAGTACAAATTGAAAGTCTTACAACCTTATCAATTAAGCCTATGGCTATTTATCGCAGTGATCAAGACAACCTTTATTTCGCCACCCAAGACGGTATTTACCAATGGAATGCAGGCGAAACGTGGAAACAATTCAAATGGGTAGGTAGGCTTAATACTTTACCTGGTTATACAGCAATGACGGCTTACAAGCTGGTGCAAGATTTTGCAAATACCCAAGTGAAACACACCGCTTACAAACGTCATCGTAATGAACTGGTTCGAGAACCTGTGATTTTAGGGGACAAAACGGTTATAGATAGCCGACCACATCGCTTAAAAGCGGGCTATTCCACTTTGCAATTTGATGTAGAAATATCGGGTACAGGCGAAGTATTGGAATACCATACTGCAACGTCTATTGCTGAATTAGGAGTTGAATAATGATTAAGAAAATTCATGTTATTCCACTGAATGATTATCGTGATCATATTGAGAGTGAGCAATGCTGGTGTAAGCCAATAGAGATAGATGGGGTAGTTGTTCATAATGCAATGGATCAACGTGAAGCATATGAAACAGGAAAATTGAAATATCACTAAGGAAAATGATGAATTACCAAACAGAACATATTGAAAACGTTGCTCAATCGCAAACCTTACTGGCGGAGTTATTTACCTATGTCGGTGAAAATTTTGAGCTTGATGCTCAACTGAGAACAGATTGGCAACATTTCTTCCAAATCTGGGCGGGTCAATCGCCATATACCAAGCTCAAAGTATTCACTGCCAGAGAGAATGAAAAAATTCAAGGTTGTGTAATGGCATTGGTCATTGATAACCCACTATTTGTTACGAAGCCCTTTATTCAACGGTTTATTGATTTAACCAATAATGATAAAGCCTTTAATGATTATGTGAATGTAGTATTAGCGAGTATTTGAAGAAAATGCTATAATTATATAGCAATTTATAGGACCTAATATATGAAAAATCTTAAAATAAGCTGTGTACTAGCGGTTATTTGTTTTAGTTTTTTTGCGTCAACGGCAATGTCAAAACCTATTAAAACCTTTGATCAAGCGATTGAAAAAGTAATGCAGTCAGTTGTGAAAAATAAACTTACCTATTTACCCTTATCGTGTTTATCCTTTATAGCAAGTGATGAAAATGCTCAGTCTTATAGTGTAGATGTGTTAGAAAAGCATAATGCTAAATGTGGCGGCGATCCTACTGTTGCCCCGAGATTGATGAGCTATGAAGTCAATAAAAAAGCAGGAACGTTATGTACAGACAGCATTGAATGGGCAAAGCATTTAAATGCAACAGACCCTTACGATTTTTCGTGTAGAGCGATTAAATAAGAGTACGAATGTAAGTAAAAACGAAGAGTTAAACTAGGATTATCCTATTAAAATAAAATGATTATATTAAGCCTGTTGGAAACAACGGGCTTTTTTATTGGAGTAAATATGGCAAATAGACAACTGGTTGAAGAGTATTTGCAACACCCTAATATGAGACATTTCCTAGATGTGCTTGCTTTTACTGAAGGTACTCAAAAGCATGGTTACCATACTACATTTGGTGGTGGGAGAATTGATGATTTATCTCAGCATCCAAATAAAATTTGGGGGAGAACGGGAGATGGTGCGACAACAGCCACGGGGCGTTACCAATTTTTAGGCAGTACATGGAATGAACAAGCAAAGAAATTAGGATTAAAGGATTTTTCTGGTCCTAGTCAAGATTTGGCGGCGGTTTCTTTAATTGCTGATCGAGGGGCAGCGAAAGATATTATCAATGGTGATATTAATTCAGCACTAAAAAAACTCAGTTCAACATGGGCTAGCCTTCCTTATAACAACAGCCCACATCAATCTCAAAGAAAATTGAGTGAAGTAATGAACTATTGGAATAATTTAAAAAATGGGAAAGAGCAGGGTTTAGTTATGGTTGAGGGGAATGCCAATGGTCAGCCCCGTGAAGAAGTGAGTATGGGGCAGCCGACAACACCATCTGATTATGGCTTTACTCCCCCCGTTAATATGCAAAATACAACACCATCAAAAACCGAAAATGGGACTGATTTTGCCGGGTTTAACCAACTGAATAATATCATAAATGATTTTGTTGAGCCACAACCTCCAAAAGTAGATTATCGCCAACAGTTCCAGCAACAGCTGGCAAGTGCATTTGGCATAGAGCCTAAAGCCAGTAATGGAATACCTGATTACATAGGGGATTTAGTCCGTAGTATTTATGATGAAACCGCATAGGAGCAACAATGGCAATTTCAGATATTACAAAAATGATGGCAATGTATAATCCACCATCAGATTTCGATAAAGACGGTTGGAAAAAAGCCTTTGATATTTCAAACGCCTTTGCTGACACGTCAGAAAAGCACCGAGCGAATCGTGAAAATTTGGCAACGTCTGATTGGCGAGTGCAAAATATGAATAATGGTTATCAAACAGGCATTGAGAAAAACAACCTCAGTATTGCGGAGCTACAACGGCAATATGGCAACGCCTTAGCGACTGACCCGAGTGCAATTCAAGCGACGATAGCAAAGAATAATCATGCGGTAACAGGCTATGATATGGGGCGAGATAGTTTACAAGGTCAGCAAGAATACATACAGCTCAAACAAAAATATGCATTTAATGCAGATGGTTCCCCCCGAACCGAACCAGAAATGTACCAAGCAATGGTAGCAGATGGTGTTACACCACAAAGTCCTTATGCGGTTTCAAATTTTTGGCAAGCGAGTAATCAAGCTAGAGGTAATAAACAAGCCTTGTTAGATAAGCTTTTACAAGGTGCAGAAGAAGTTGTTATCGATCCCGCAACAGGGGAAAGAAAAAGAACGGGGAGAATTAGTCAAGATATGTTACAGCATGGATTAAATAATTACATTGCCACAGGTCTTTTAACCAAAGGCGATGCCGAGCAACTGACTAACCAGTTATTCCCTTTTTCGCCTACCCATTCTCTTTTACCTGCGGGATTAAGTATTGGAGGCGGATTGGCTCCACAATTAGAGAAACTAAATCACGCTCAGCCAACTCAAGTTGTACCTTATGCTGAAGGGTTCTCGCCACCAGATCAAGCTATTCCTTATAAGTGGGGATATTCACCAATCGCACATTCTCATACCCCAATTAAAGCGACACCAGAAGAAGAATATGCTGCAACGGTGGAAAATCTTCGTAATTGGGAAAATGGTGGTGCAAATAAATTCTGGAATGATTGGAGAGAAGAAATAGATCAAAACAATGCAGCAAGGCGTGAAGCACTTCAAAGAGCTATAGAAAATTCAAGAAAAATTCCAAATGGTGCTTATCCGATATTTTTACAACGGTGAAAACAATCAATATTAATGAAACCGCACATTGAGTAATCAGGTGCGGTTTTTTTATTTCCTAAGTAACAGGTAGCTATTATGCAAAATGTCGTTCAATTAGATCCGCAAGTATTAAAACAACTTCAACAACAATTTGTCAGACCCAAAGATGAATTTACAGGCACTTGGTCGCCTGAACAGCTTGCACAATTACAAAAAGCCTATGGTGGTGGATATGCGGAACCTAAACCTCTTTCTGCTCAACAACGTGAAGCAAATTTAGAAGCATTTAATACAAATTTACAGCAACAGGGGCAGGCAATTGGAGAGGCTTTTGCCCAGAACACAAAAGACCAACCAATTGAGCATCAATATCAAGCGTATCAACACGCCAAAGAGGCATTAAAAAATAATTATGCTCACTTATCGGAAGATCAACAACAAATGCTACTCAGCGCATTTGATGAGCAAGCTGATGTATTTAAAAAAGCAGACAAAGAGGCGGGATTTTTTGCTAGAACAGGAGATGCATTAAGCTATATTCCAACCACTGCAACTAAATTAGGCGAGCAATTTACGGGATTATTTAGTCCAGATGGTGAGGTACGCCAATGGTTGCATAATGCCACAGAAGCGGTAGAAGATTGGCGTAGTGATGAATCGAAGTTACGTCAATTTATTGCGGCACGAAAAATGGCGGAAGCAAAAGCTAATGGCGAATCTGGTTTTACTCAGTTTTTTGCAAATGCAGCAGAAAACCCATTAGAAACCGTAGGGCAATTTGCAGAAAGTGCTTTACCAACAGTGGTGGCAACAGGGGCGGGCGTTGCTGCTGCGCCTATTACTGGTGGTGCGAGTTTGGCTTTACCATTTCTAGTAGGTGGGGTACAAGGTGCAGGTGAAACTCGTAATAATATTTACGACCATATTATGGCAATGCCAGAAGAACAATTATCCCAAAATCCACAATATCAGGCGTTATTAGCCAAAGGGTTATCTCCTGCTCACGCTAGAACTGAATTGGCTAGCTCATTCATTGAACACGGCGGAGAAGTTTTGGCAACGGGAGTAAGCAGTGCAGTTTTGAGTGGTGTGGGTGGATTAGGTCGCATTGGACAAGTTGGCAAAGGAATGTTGGGTTCAACGGCTGGTAAGTTTGTTTCTGAGGCAGTTACTGAGCCAGCTGATGAAGTTTTTCAACAGTTTATGGGTAATAAAGCCATTCATGACATTGATCCAACCCATTCTTTAACTGATGGTTTGGGTGAGGCTGCCGCAGGTGGTTTGCTGTTCGGTGTGGCAGGAGGTGGTGTTGCGGCGGCGGATTCCGCTTACCGGACCTCTCAGCAACAGGCAAAGCAATCCGAAGCCTCAGATGACACAATAGATGAAGTTATTTCTTCTACGAAGACATCGGAACAAGCTAATCAACCCAACCAAACAACAAACACCGTACAGGAGCAAGCATTAGAAAAAGTCTTATCCAGTGTTGAAGATGAAACCTTACGCAATGACTATTTTGATGAGCTGAAACAAGATATTGCAGATGGGCTATTGGAAAAACGTGTTGCAGAAGGCGGAGAGTACGGAAAACTGGCTCAAGCCTATTTAAATTCAGTTTCTGAATTTTTAGACACAGTCCAACCAAACACGGTGCAACAAGAAAACCAATCTGAACAAGAGTTTCAGACTGAGCCTACGACACAAAATAGCATTGATGAAGAACGTTTTTCGCAATACAGCAATGAAGTCAATCAACTATTAGACGGTTATCAACAGGGGCAATTGTCCGATACAGACGTATCGAATAGATATCACGATATTGCACAACGTTTCCCAGATCATCATACGCTAGCGGCAGAACATTATCGCCGTCAGCAAGAAGATGAACAGCAACAAGCGCTTTATTCACGTTCACCGATGAAATCCGTTGAAGCAAATATTGCTCGTGGTCGAGAAGCAATGGTAAAAGCGATTTTAGACAAAGCTGATGTTAAGCGTGGAATGTACAATAACGAGTTCGGCTGGGTGGACTTTGTCTGGGGTGATGATGGATTAACAAAACCACGCAATAAAAGAGGTGAGCCTGTTGGTAAAGGTATTTCACATATTATTGAAGCTCGTATGCGTAAGAATAATATGAGTGAACCTGAAGTAGTCGAGATGCTAACTAATGATATTGTGGAAACAATCGCAAAAGGGACGGTAGTTAATGAAAACCCACAATCTAAACTAGAATTAGATTACCTATCACCAAAAAATGGAAGAGTTTATCGGGCAACACTTGTACGGAATAAAGGTAACAATGCTTGGGTTTTAACTGCATTTGATAATAGTGCGAAGTATGTGAATGAAGGTGCGATCAGAAAGGGGAAAGACAAGTCTAATCCTACTACTATCGACCCTACACTCACCCGTGTCGATAGAGGAGCTTCATTCTCGGCTTCTGGTTCAGAACAGCTCGCTAATAATAATGGCTTGTCGAATAACACCGCCGTTGAACTCGGGCGACCGATAAATATTAGCCAACTGAACGATACGCACGCTCACTCACAAAGAGGCAGGGGCGTGGTTGCAGAGAACGGGCCAAATTTAACCGATTCTCAGAACGCCGTCAATAACAAAAGCCAAATTATCCAAGACCAACAAGCCCTATCACGGATTTTAGGGGAAGAAACAGCGAGCCATATCGAAGTGGTTGATCGCAATACCGTTAAACCGCCTAAAGGTGAGTCGGTTGAAAGTTTAGCGAGCAAAAATGTTGAAGGTTGGTTTGATGTAGGAACACAGAAGCTGTATTTATACAGCGATAATATTACTGCAACAGAGAATATGACCCGTGAAGAACGGCTTGCTTGGGTAGCGTGGCACGAGTTGGCACACGCAGGTATGCGTGTCAAACTAGGCTATTCTTTCCATAATATCTTAAAGGGAGCAAGTGAGCACGTTGTGGTTAAAGTCATTGCCCGTAAGATTAGAGATAAATTCGGGTATGATGAAGAAGTTGCCGTAGAAGAAGCAATGGCAGAACTGTATGCGGCGTATGAAACGGGGAGATGGGACGAATTAGGCAAGCGCTATAACACAAGTGTTCATCGATATTGGCATAAGAGTGTTGGTGATTGGCTGATTAAACTCGCAAATTACTTCCGCCGTATTATGGGAGCGATTGTGGGTAAAGATTTCACTCAAACAATGACGACCCGTGAAGTTTTTGACACCTTGCGAGGTATCAAAGAAGGCGTTAATGCACTTGGCAAGAAATCAGTGAATCAGACCGCTAACCAGTAGTCAATAAATGAAAACACAAGTGAAGATACCCGTTATAGTCTAAACGAAGATCCAAATTCTGAGTTTGCTCAGGCAATTGATACAGTTAATCAGGGCGGAAATGTTGCTGGTTATGTTAATGTAGGTACAACGCCTGATGTATTAAAAATGCTGGGGTTGCCAGATGTGAATGTAACTATTCACGGTTCAACCTTTAAAAAAGTAATGCAGGATAAACATAATGTAACGGCAGAAACATTGAAGCAATTACCTAGCCAAATCAACGATCCTGTTGCCGTGATGAAGTCTATAACTCACGATAAAAGTTATATTGTTTTAACTGAATTAGTAGAGCAAGAGAATGGTTGGAATAAGCCAATTATTGCAGCACTACACCTAAAACAAGATAAAAATGGATTAGAGTTAGTCAATATTGCGAGTGTTTATGGACGCAGTAAATCTCAAATTCAAAAAGGATTGAATGATGATTTGCTTTATTGGAATGATAAAAAAGGGACTGATTTTGCGAATACCTTTGGGCTTCAATTGCCCGCATATGCATCACTAAAACAGTCCACTGGTAGTGATATTAAAACAGAAGCCGACTTACGTCAATACCAATCTGATAACTCAGCTAATGTAAATCAGCGTGGAGAGCATACTTTTGCTGAAGCTATACCAAGACGTACAGCAAATAGTTTTGATGAGGTAAGAAATATTGTTTCTGAATTATTAGGTGAGCCCTTGGTAAATCAAAAAACAGGAATGATTGCAACTCTGTCTAAACGTTCTTTAGATAAATTATTAAGTGGTAAAGCAACAGGAAAATCAACTAACGTACACGATCACTTAATGGCAGTGGCGAATATCGATCAGCTTTTTGAAAATGCGGTACAAGGTTGGGTTGAACCACATAAAAATAATGATCCAAATATTGCAGGTGTACATAGAATGTTTGCACCATTAAATATTGATGGAGAAGTTAAATTAGCGAAGCTTACGATTAAGGCGATGAATTTTGATCAAGGTAATAAGATTTATTCAGTTGAAACTATTGAAGTTGAAAATGAAAACGGCATTTTGGGTAACTTGGAAGCCACAGCTAATCAAGATGATAAACTGACTTCCCCACAAAATGCCGATGTTGATAGTCTAGTACAACGCATCAAAGATTTCAATGACAGGAGTAGAAATATTACTCAAAATTCAGCCAACGAAATCCGCTATTCTCGTCAATCCGTTGAAGATTTAGCGGCAACGGGGAAAGCGAAAGATGATCACACGAGTTTATTCCAAGATTTAATTTCTCGAGATGTTACTCGATTGACGGAAAGATGGGGTAAGGCAACGGCGAAATTAGATGAAATCTTTGCAGACTCATTGCGGCCTATTTCTGATTGGATAGACAACTTGCCAGCCTTGGAAGAGAACGGTAAAGCGCTTATCAAGGGAAGAATGTATCGTGCGAAGAACTTGAGAGATGTGGCCCGTTCTGAACTGGAAGCTAAATTTATGCAACCTTTACAAAAAGAGTTGAGTGAATTAGCGAAAAAATATCAGAAAGACCCGTTAAGTACCAAGCGTATTGTCGGGTTTTGGGCATCATTACGTTATTCGGTGATCCGAAACCAACGGTTATTAGAGACGGATAAAAAAGCCGTTGATGACGCTCAATTAGCACTGGAAGAGGCACAACAAAGTGGTAAGCAATCTGCAATTGATAAGGCGGCTCGTGCGTATCGTGCAGCAGAAAGGCAGTACCGCTATCGTCAGGAAGATGTGAATAGCACTCAATTTGGCAAAGGGGCGGAAGATGTACCGTTTAAAGTAGGGACAGCAGGCGGCTGGTCTATTCCAGAAGCACAGGCATATATGGCAGGATTGGAAAAACATATTGCGAAAGCTGATATGGAAAAAGTGTTAGCTAATCTCTATGCGATGCAAAAATATATGCTACTGCTTGACTCAAAAAGTGGACGTTACACGCCCGAACAAATTAAGGAATATATGGCTGACCAATATTATGTTCCTTTAACGGGCGATCCAAATATGAGTGAGGACACGGGCTTTATCGGGGGCGTGGGTTCTCGTTCACTCAACATTTCTCGAGACAAAGCGTTAAAAGGACGAACCGCGTCAGAAGCAGAAGATGCGTTTGATGCCGTATGGAAAGCGGTCGGTAAAACAACGACGTTTTATGGCTGGCAACCGTTTAAGCAATCGTTATTTGATAGCTATAATGCGAGAGTGGACGAACTCACCGAAAAAGGAATGGCAGAAAAGTCAGCGAAAGAACAGGCGAGTGCTGAGTTAGGTATATCTGTTCAAAAGCTGATGGGATTAACACGTCCTAATGATAATGTGCTTATTCACAAAGATTTAGGTGAGTATTATGAAATTCATCTACCGGATAATGTTGTGAAGAATCTTAAAGAGGACAACGTAGAAGTGGCTAATCGTTGGACGACTTGGGTTTCAAAACCAACGAGAATGATGGCCCGAGGGGTAACGCAACTGACCTACGATTTTGCCCCGAAAAATATGTTTAGGGATACGTGGGATAAGTCCGATTTAATTCGAGATCAAAAAATCTATGATAAAAACGGTAAAGCATTATCGCAAGCAGCCAAAAACAAAATTGGACGGGCGGTGTGGTTTAATGCGTTAAACCCTAATAAAGGGATTTGGAAAGCCACCAATAAATTTGCACGAGGTCAATCGCTGGATATCAATTCAGACAATGAGGCTGAACGAGCAATGGCACAATTAGTGCAATATGGTGGCTTATCCTCCTTCACCCAAATGATTGCTAAAACGGAAGAAGATTTTATCCAGCAGGTTCGCAGAAAAGGCACAGCCAAAGGTGTTTTTGTTGAACAGTTGGCAGGTTATGTTGAGGCATACAATGGCACGTTTGATTATGTTTCTTCTTTAGCGACCTTTAAAGCATTAGTGGATAATAATGTCGATCCTGAACAAGCGGCGAGTTTAACCTTAGATTTGTCAAACTTCAGAAAAACAGGGACAGCAACGAAAAGTCTGAAAGGATTTTTTATGTTCTTACAACCAAAAATGATGGGAGCTTCTGTCTTATTAAAGAGTTTGAATACCCCGAGCGGTAAACTGCGTTTTGCAAGGCAAGTTACGGCAAGTATGCTGATTTACAATGCACTGGCTCTAGCATTTGCCTCAATGTTTGGTGATGATGAAGCAGGTAATAAATTGGATATGCTGGGTGATATTACAGGCTTTATTCCGATTCCAATCCCTTGGGCAGATGAAAACAGTGAACATAAATTCTGGAAATTACCGCTTGGATTTGGTTCAGCCCAATTAGCGTGGAATATGGCCGTGAATGTGAGCCGTGCAGCTCGTGGTTCAATTTCAGCAACGGATGCCAGTGTGAATGTTGTAACAAACTTCGGTAAGGTCTTTGCTCCTGTATCGCCTTCGGATATTTCGGCATCAAAAGACCCCGTCGCAAAATTGGTACTCACGCTTACCCCAAGTATTGCCTTGCCTGTTATACAACTTGGTTTTAATCGAGATGCGTTCGGACGTCCAATTCATACTACCTTTGAACGTGGCGAGAAAATCAAAGCAGAACAGGGCAAAGCGAACACGGCAGATGCGTGGGAACATATTGCCTTATCGTTGTATGATATGACGGGGGGCGTGATCGATATGTACCCAGAGTCGGTTAAGCATTTAATCAATGGCTATGCGTTGCCGTTAGGCTCATTTAGAGAAGCCACTAATATTCTGATTGAAAACCCGAATCGAGAAAAGTTAGGGAAAACACAGAGACCAGTGCTATTACGTTCTTTGGTCGGTAATGTGAATGAATTTGCTGTTCAAACCACATTCTATGAAGCGATGGAAGAAGCACAAGCTACGCATAAAGCCTATACACGCTTCAAAGAAACAGGGCAATTATCAGACTGGGTTACGCCTGAGAAAATGCAAGAAGTCCGTTTTTATGAATTAGCCCAAAAAAGAACAGGTGAATTACGTTCGCTTAAGGCAAAACGTACAAAGGCACTCAATAAAGGCACACTTTCACAAGATGCCTACGACAAATGGATTAGAGAGGTCTATGTTCCACATACCGATAAAGTCCAACGAGCCTTTGTGAATAAATGGCGAAGAGAACACGGCTTGGATACCACACTCCAATCAGGCACGCCGAAGTTGTAAAATAACAGACCGCACTTTTGGGTGCGGTTTGCTACTTAGTTCAAATTATGTAACAATAAAGGCTTGTGATAGGGGGAAATTATGTCTTCATTAGGATTAGTCAGTTCAGCCATAGCGTCTGCTGTTGCTATTGCACAACCTATTAACTCAAACACTGTTGCACAATATGAAAGTATTCGTCATATTCTTACTACGGAAGAACTAGCCTCAGATGTTGATATTACGGAATTAACTAGCCGTGTATTTATGGCAGAAAGAGCCTTATTTGCCTTGTATCAACTTGCCTCTCGTTATAATGAAATTTTTAAACGATCTCAACATATAGAATGGATGAGTATGTTTAAAGACTCGGCGACATTATTATTTCAGAGCAAGCCGTATGCGGAAGAGAAAAGCGAGCTATCAGAAATATTAGCGGCATTTGAATCTACATTAAATAAAATTACTTATTTATTTAAAGCCTGCGAATATCAAAAACGAGCCGAAGATGTTTTAAATGGCAGATTGTACACAGGTAATCCAGATACAGGTCTAGTTTTTGATGGGAGATTTTCTCGTGAGGAAAAACGTAAGCAACTCTTAGCAAACAGGAGAGTATAATGAAAGTTATACTTTCTCCGCAATTTCAATCAGGTGAGTTAGATGAGGAATATTTTAGGGATCTGCCCTATTTTGATGACCCTCAAATTGAGATGTTGCTTGATTTTATTGAATGCGTGGAGAAAGACTTACCGTTGAAAGGTAAAAATAAAACCTCTTGGCAAGATAATAAGGGTAATGAAATTCCTGATGCAGCGTGGTATAAAATTCATCACTGTTGGCATTACCATTCTGGGCCATATAGAGCTAATAACCACGCTATATATACTTGCCATTTAGAGTGGAATATTAAAGGCTTAACTTCATCTGCGGTTATTCATTATCAAAAATTAAGTGATGATGAGATCTATATTTTGGCTTATTCACCAAAGCATATTCCATTTCCTGATGTAGATATACAAACTAATCCAATGCGAGATAGAGTTTAAGACCACACCAACCGCCCATAACATTAGGCGGTTTTCTTTTGTCTAAATTTTGGATAGAATAAAAGCAGTTTGGTATGAGGGTTGGATCATTGGGGAGATAATAAGTGAAACCTGTATTCTATCGTTGGTTTTATAGGATTTGGGCATATTTTTTACTTCCTATAAATTTTTTGGGGTTGATGTATGTTATTTATGAAGGTGGAAGAGGTGATATAAAATTTCATTTATTTTTAGCACTTATTTTCTTTATTATTTATTTAACTGTTATAAAAAACAAAATAGCATTTTGGATTAATTTTTTATCTATATTCTTTCTGAGTGCTGCAATAATACAATTTCTTCCTCAAATTATAGTATATAAAATGAAGTATTTCTCATTAAATTATTTCCATTCATATAAAGAAATAAAAGATTTTTCTAGCATTGTGGGTTTTGTTTTTTTACTATTATTTTGGTATCTCTGGACTGGAACAGAGAATATTTTTTTGAGTTATAAAGTTCTAAAACCAACGTGGTATGCAAAAAATAACAAGGTAAATCTTACTAATTTATATGATAGGATTAAAGCAATGAAATGCTCTGAAATATTAATAAACCCAATAGTGATTAGTGTTCTTATCGTTATTATTGGTGTAATTATAGCTATTTGGTATTATAGATATTCAGATCCTTATAATCAATGTCAGAGAGAGCTGCGGGCAATGAAACCCAATGCAACTAACATTTACATAATACAGAGCTGTAATAAAATTATGAGAGGTAAATAGATAAATTTTAAGTCCCTATATTTAGGGGCTTTATTTCAATATATTCAGTCGCACATTGTTTTGCTTGTGTTGTTGATGGCATTTTAAATGAAGCCACTACGCCAAATTACTTTTCCAATAATCTCAATGCGTTGATGAGATATTTCAAATGATTGATACATATTATTGGATGCATAGATAATAAAGTTATTTTTATCTCCTACAGCGATATGTCTAGTATAGACATTATCATCGGTCATAACTAAAAAAATATCTTTATTAAAACAGTTATCATTCATGTCATACGTTGTGTTTACAATAAGCGTATCTCCATGTTGTAGTATAGGCTCCATTGAATTACCTTGATATTTATAAGCAAGGAAATTAGAAGGGCTGACATTATTTGGTAATAGAGTATTTGGGATATATAAAAATTCATCTTCATCGAATTCTGTTAGGTAGAATGGAATTTTAGTTAGGTAAACCTCTTCTTGTGTTAAAGACTCAATGAGTGTGGTTAGGTCAATTTTAAGCAGTTCAGCGATTCGCTTTGCTGTCTCAATACGTGGCTTTGCAAGTCCTTTTTCATATTTAGAAATGAGCGTAGGGCTAGTATTCGTTCTCTCGGCAACGTCTTTCTGTGTATAACCTAATTCAGTCCGCTTTTGCTTAAATAGAATTTTAAATGGTAAAGTTTCTTCTTTTTTCATAAAAATCACTTGTAATAAACTTTTAACTTGTATAATATCACTCTTGTTCATTAGATGAACAAGTTTTATAAGCTGATATTATCACAATTTTATAAAGAGGACAAAATTATGAATATCCAAGAAAGAAAACACGTTTCTGCTCAATTACCAATAGAATTGGTTGAATGGGTTAAAGCGAAGGGAAAAGAAAACTACCGCAGTTTTACAAAAGAATTACAGTATTTATTGGAAGAGAGCATGCAAAAGGACCAAGCTAATACTCAATAATGGAAAAGCCTCACCAGCGGCAACTGTTGAGGCTTAGAATGAAAAATCCAACCTTAGAAAGGAAATTTCTATGAATAATCATACTATACAAACTCAAAAAACTCAAATTCAGGCTGAATTTTCAACTTTCAAATTTGATAAAAGTGAAATTCGTACTTTAGTTATCAATAGGGAGCCTTGGTTTGTCGCTAGGGATCTCTGTGATGCTCTTGGTTTAAGTAACTCAAGAATGTCCTTACTAGCCTTAGATGATGATGAGAAGGGAGTAAGTTTAATTTACACCCATGGCGGACAGCAAGAAATGAGCATAGTTTCCGAAAGTGGAATGTACACTTTGATCTTACGTTGCCGTGATGCAGTTAAAAAAGGTTCTATCCCACACAGTTTTAGAAAATGGGTAACAGCAGAAGTTTTACCAACAATTCGCAAAACAGGCAAATATGAAAATAAAACCACAGTAGATGAAAGAACGGGGTTACGAGATGCCGTAAATATGCTTGTAAGTAAAAAAGGGCTAATTTATTCTGAAGCCTATCATTTAGTACATCAGCGTTTTAATGTGCAATCAATCGAAGAACTTACATCAGAGCAGTTGCCAATGGCAGTAGAGTATGTTCATAAACTTTGTTTAGAAGGTGAGTTGATTATTGATGAACCTAAACAACTAAATAATTGCACGATAAAAGAAGAAGAAGCATTGCATATTATCGTTAATCTCTTTCATTCTCTTAATGGAGCTTACGATATGGGTGAAAAGATACGGAATAACGCTCCACATATCGGACGAGAAATTGACAAAGAGCTAGGAGGTTATCATATCTACAACTTGAACGAACCTACTCACCAAGCTTTGGCAAAAGCTCGCAAATACATTCAAGCCAAAAGCGAACGAATTATGTTCGTCAAAGGAATGTTGAGCTTACTTGAAGAACCAAAACGAATTGCAAATTAAATAGATTAACCCACCGCTTGTAGCGAAAGTTACAGGCGGTTTTTTTATACCTAAAATAAGGAGAATTATGGCAAACCCCTATGAAAAAGAAATTGAAGAACTACGAGATAAATCAGATAAAGAGAGTAATAAACAAGCCCTCTATCAAAAGTATAAATCGCTTTACAATCCTTATTCTACTAAACAGCAAGATGACTTTGTTAAAGAGTTGATCAACCAGTTTGGAGAATATATTTAGAAAGCTCATTACTTGTACTTACATTATTTGAATGAGGAGATTTAATTATGGCAGATGAAGGACTAATTGCAGCGGCAGGAACAGTCGCAGCAGGTGCTGCTATTCTGTATGCAACAGCAGGTGAAGTTGATTGTAACAAAATAAAAGAGGAGATTGAGAAACTTCCAGCGTCTAAGGAAAAATTAACAGATGCTTCTGCAAAAGCAAGAGCATTGGCCATGTCCGATTATGCGTGTAAATACTTTAATGCGGTGAAAGAAAATGCTCGTATGAATATGATAATCGCACTAATTCAACAGGCTGCTTCATTTTACATTGCCGATAAACAGCACGATATTGCTAAACAAGCACAACGTCGTTTTGATGAAATATGGCATAACCAACGAGATAAAGCCGATAAATTATTTGATCATTGGGAGCAGAATGGAAAACCAGTTGAAGCAAGCATGTTGGCAGATTTGAGTTCAAGGCAGTATGTCGTAGATTATGAAACGGCAAAAAATCGAGCTATTGTCAATGCACGCAGTGAATTTGCTCGAGCAAGAGATAAAGTACGCCGTGAAAGTAATATTCATTGTGTTGGGGCAACTCGCACGGCATTACGCCAGTTGCAAATTGCAGAAGCAAAAGCAGCAGTGCTAGCTACTAATTCAGCTATTCGTTTTGAAGAAGAACGTAAACATCAACGTGAATCACAATATCGTGAAGAGTCCTTTAAGTGGGCTTCATTAATTCAAGGTGCATTAACTGGAAGCAGTAATGCAATTAGAACAGCACAGCAAGCAGCTGCAGCAGCAGGAAGTATCAATCCTTATGAAGGGTGGAGTAATTCCGTATCGAGTTTAAGTGCTATTGGAGGTGCATTAGGAAATATGAATGGAGCTACATTTGGGGCATTAAATGCGGGCGTATCAGGAATGTCATCAGCAGGATTTTGGGGAAGTGCTTAAGGAGGCAAAATGAGACCAATTCAAATTGATCGCAAGGTCGCAAAAACAACATTTCAAATTGAAAATTGTAGTAATACAAAAGAGGCAACAATTGAAATCACTCGAGTAGGCGGGGGAGATACGATTATTTATCCCGCTTTTGAAATGGACGCAAATACCGTTACGTTTATGTGGGATAACGCATTGTATAGGGCAAGAGAAGGACGGTATCAAGGCATTATTCGTATTGATGGCTGTAAACCTTTTTGTGTACCCATTCATATAGGTTGTGCGTGCAATATGGGGAACAATGAAAATGGTTACTTTACTTCTAATGAATGTTTGGGGTGTTAAATGAAATACAAATGGTTAAATGGTTATTCAACTAGTTTAAGTGGAAAACTAAATGCAACAGATGGTATCTTGCCTATCACAAATGCGAGAGAGCTTGCCGAAAAGTTGGGGGAAGATCACACTTACTTGGTAATCAATGACGGAACAGGAGCAGAAATAGTTAAAGCCTATGCTTTTGGTAATGAAGTCAAAATTGAGCGTGGGAAAGATGGTTCATCAGCCAAAGCATTCCCGATGGGAAGTTGTGTAAAGTGGGAATTTACTCAATCAGCTTTTAACGATTTAGGTTGCCCGAGCAACGAAAACAGTGAGTGCTGTAAATGTTGCGAGCATTGATTTATTGTTAAAAATTCAGTATGATTCTTCTAAGTAAAAGCTGGTCGATGAAATAAGAGTTTAAAAATACTTGATACCAAATTTGCACCATATAAGTGATAAAGCATTGATTTACAATGTATTAAGTTGCTCGCCCAGAGCACCAAGTAATGAAGGAAGGCCTTAACCAACTTGGTTAAGGCTTTTTTATTATAATAGTTAGTCTATGTGAGAAGGGTAGATGATGAAGAAGCACCATATTGAAACATTGATTTCACCTGATGATGTTAAGCAACGTATTAAAGAGCTAGCGAAGGAAATTAATCATTATTATCAGCATAATCACGGAAAGAATCTCGTAGTTGTAGGGTTATTACGAGGTTCTTTTATGTTTATGGCTGATTTAGTGCGTGAGTTAAAAATCCCAGTTGAGGTCGATTTTTTAACAGCCTCAAGTTATGGTGTAAATACAGAATCAAGCCGTGATGTAAAAATTTTAAAAGATTTAGACGGCGAGATTTATGGTAAAGATGTATTGTTAGTAGAGGATATTATTGATACAGGCTTTACTTTAAGTAAGGTCAAAGATATTTTAAAATTGCGAGAGCCTAAATCGATTGCTATTTGTACATTATTAGATAAACCTTCTCGCCGTGAGGTCGATGTGCCAGTAGAATGGATTGGTTTTGCGATTCCTGATGAATTCGTTGTAGGCTATGGGATTGATTATGCACAGCATTATCGTAATTTAGATTATATTGCAAAAGTGATCATTGACGAGTAA